TAATATTATATTCTTGTGATAATAAATTATTATTAACACCATTTTGGAATGATCATCATACTACATTTAGTAATTTTATTAAAGAATCAATTAATCTTACAACAATTTGTGAAATTGGAGGAGGATCGAACCCAATATATCCTTTTTTAAAAAATGATTATTTAAGATATACAATTCTTGATATATATGAGAATAAAAATAAAGTAGATAATATAAATTATCAAATTGGAAATTGTGAAAATTTTATTGATTATACCGATGAGTCAATATTAATGAGTCATACATTCGAACATCTATATAATCCTCATAATTTTTTAGAAAGTATTAGTAAAACATGTGTTAAAAATATATTTATTTCTATTCCAAATTTTAATTCATATTTAAAAAATAAATCATCATTAGTATTTATAAATAATCAACACACATTTTATTATAATGAAGATAGTATTACAACATTATTTGGTTCATATGGTTTTATACAAAAAAAAGTATTTAATTTTAAAGAACATTCTTTATTTTTCTATTTTGAAAAATCAAATTTAATAATTCAGCAATCAATTAAACCAATTACTGTTGAAAAAGAATTATTTGATCATTTTAATTTAAGACCATTAAAAATTAAAGAATTTAATTTAAATAAGAAATTTTATATAATGCCATCAACTACATATGGTCAAATAATTTATTATTTTTTAAATAATAAAGAAAATGTTATTGGATTTATCGATAATGATCCAGATAAATTAAATAAAAGAACCTATGGTACACCTCTTTTAACTTATTTACCATCTATATTATCGTCAAATGAATGTAATGATATACTTATTATTAAGACTCTTTATTTTAATGAAATGTATGATCAAATAAAAAATATTAATAAAAATATTACAATTCATACAATCGATTTATGATTATTAAATTATTATCTATGATATTTATTGTGGCGCATTTTACTATTATGTAATTGGAGAATATTATTAGTGAAAGTTGGATTTAATTCTATTTCTGCTATTTCTGGTATTTTTTGGGATTCATTGTTAAAAAAATTATTTGTAAATAAAAAATCAATTCTATTTTCTAAATATGGAATATCAATTATAATATTATTATAATCTTTATTAGTTGATTCAAGAAATTCACATGTATTATTTTGTTCTTTTAATAATTCTATTTCAAAATTAAATGTACCGATTGATAGTTTATTTAAAACTATAATATGAATATTTGATAAAAGAATTAATCCATTTATGAACCATGCTGATCCATGTTCAACAATAATATTTCGTGCATTTTGAATAATATCAATTTGTTCTTGTAAAGTAGATAAATTAGCAACATCAATAATTTTGATACCTTTTTTATTCATAAGATTTATAACATCATTTAAATTATGAAAATTTCTCAAATAAGTACCCGATTTAAAATTCTCATTATTTACTCCAATTGTTCGTATTAAATAAATAAAATCAACGTTTTTTTTAATATTATTCGGAATATTTAATGCATTTTTAAAATTTCTAAAAATCATTCGATATTCTTCATCTTTATTATACGCTAAATGCCATGGAAATGTAAACCTTGGTATAATTAAAATAAAATTAGAATCATTTGGTATAACTAATTCTCCAAAACAAGCACAATTTATCATATTTCCAAAACGATAATCTGGTAATTTATTAATGTTTCCATTATAACTAATATCATCATCAGATATATCAAAATGTCTATAAAAAATTTCCTTATATTTTTTTCTATATGCAAAAAGAATTTTTAACTTTGGATAAATAAGTTTTAATGATTTAAAATATAATAAATAATTTGCACATTCCCATAACCAATGTCCAATACAATCCTTTCCTTCATATGTATCGAGTAATAAATAAACTGGAATGTCGGATTCAGATAATCCATTTAATTTTTTTCCTTTAATAAAGTCTATTCCTTCAACATTAGTTATTTCAGATTCAATTCCAATACTTTTTAAATTATTGGATACTCCTTCTAATATTGGATGCATTCATATATATAAATATATATATATATATATAAAATGTCACAAACTCAAATTATAACTGAAATGGGAAATGAAAAAAATGTAAAAAATATATTAGAATTTGATTCAATTTATAATAATTTAGGATGGTCTTTATTAGGATATAAAAAAACATTAAATATGTTTAAAGAAATAGAAGAAATTAAAACATTAAATGGAAATACAGCAGAAATTGGTGTATTTGAAGGCAAAACATCTAAGTTTATTCATATATTATTTCCTGATAGAACACATTATGCATATGATACATATTGTGGAATACAAGGAAGTGACAATAATATTGATTTTCATAAAGATGGTGAATTTGCATGTTCTCTTGATAAAGTTAAAGAAAATATTAATATGGATAATGTAATATATAAAGTTGGATTTTTTCCTGATACATTTAATGAAAGTGATCAAACATTTGTATTTGTACATTCAGATACTGATACCTATATCGGAACAAAAACAACATTAGAAAAATTTGCACCATTAATCGTTTCTGGAGGTAAAATAATGTTTGACGATTATCAATGGTATAATTGTCAAGGAGTTGAAAAAGCTGTATTAGAATTTTTAAAAGATAATAATAATTTTACTTGTAAAGTATATAATAATAATTATCATCATGATCGTGATAATACATCAATAAATCAATGTGTTCTAACAAAAATATAATTATTTTTTTAAAACGGAACAAATTTTCATCTTACCCAAACTATTATAAATTGGTAATATTGGTTCTGTTTTTGAAAAATAATAAAATGTTTTGAGAATACAACATGCTGTAATTGCTTCAAATATTGGATCATCTATTGGAAAAGGAAGTAATTCAATAAACCATCTTCTACATTGATCTTCATACTCTGGATCATATGTTTCTCCATTTAAAAAATAATCAAATCCAAGTATACTTTGATAAATTTTTGCATAATCAACAATTTTATCACCTTTTAATGAAAGTATTGATCCAATTTTTCCCTTCATATCAAGAAATTTAACTTCTTGATTTAATGTTAATACCATATTATCAAACCATGGATCTCCATGAATTATATTTGTTATTACAAAATCATCAGAATTCACATATGGAATAATAATATTTTTTATTATATTTAAAACTTCATCTATATTTGGAAGTTTATAATTTGGATGTGTTTTAACCCTTTCTTCTAATTTTCCAATATAATTTACTAATATATCTTCTTTTGATATATTATTATCATTTTCAATATTTGTTGAATGCATTAATTTAAATCCATCAAATATATTTTTTAAATTCTGTTTTCTTAAAAGTTTATTTCTAAATAATTTACTTACAGTTACACCTTCAATAAATTCCATTTCAATATTATAATTATTTGATGTAATATTTGATGTAAAATAATGTGGGAATAATATACTAATATTTGTATTATTAATTTTTTTATAAAAATATGCTTCACCTTCTAATGAAGATATTGGACCCTCTTTTATTAAAATTTGATTTTTCTTATATAATGTATTCTCATTATTTGAACAACTTTTTGGTAAATACATCTTTGATTTACCTACATTTTGATTAAAGAAAAATTGTGAAAAAGATGCATTAGTGTATTGATTCCATGCCTTATCATCAACATATAAATCTGCCCATGGTTTTCCAAAATATATCTCATCATATGGAATTTGAAATTCCTCTAACGTTTGTAAAACATTTAACATTCCTCTTTTTCCAGCTTGACCAATATTAGATTTACATGTTTTCATACCTCTAGCAGTATGTAATACAATTGTATGTCCCTCATTATGAAGTTTTTTTACTAAATCAACCATTTCAGATATAGGTTCAATTCCTTCATGTGATCCAATTGCATTTGAATATGTTAGAAGAGTATTATCTATATCAAAACATATTCTCATTGGATAATACTTAATACGATCAATATTATCAATAATATCTACTCGTGTTCCAAGAGCAATACTTTCTGTACACATAAATGTTGATACAATATCATTATTAGTTAATGCAGTTGCATAAAGATCACTCATAAAATATTCTCTTTTTTTAGGTGCAGATATAAATAATTTTTCACATAAATTTTTGAATATTTTAATAGATGGAAAATAATAAACACCTGTACAATATATATTGGATATTCCTTCTTTTTCTTTAATATCTATAATTGATCCATCATCTAAAACTTTTACAAAAGAATATGGTTTAGTTGAATCATCTGTTTTATATACTCCTATTCCCAAATTTTCTTTTTTAATATCAGATAAATTAAACTGATTAATTGTATCATTATCCATAAAAATAATTGGTTCATCATCTTTAAAATTTGATTTTTGAATACCAATATATGTCGTTTCAACTGGTCCTCTTGTATCAATATTAATTTTTATAAAATCAATATCTTTTAATTCACAACAACTATGAATAATAGTCTTTTTAAATTGAACCTTATCTAAATGTTCATTATAAATAATTGTTATTTTATCATTTTCCTTTGGAATTGATTCAATAACATGATACAAAATAGATTTACCTTTAATTGTACACAATGGTTTTGGAAGATCAAATCCTTCCAATCGTGTACCTTTACCTCCACATAATATAATTATATTCATGATATAATTATAATTATAATTTTAAAATATATTTAAAACACATTTAAAATATTTTATTTATGTGTCAATTCTGTTAATAACTGTTCAATTTGTTTTCTTAGATTTTTCTTTGTTAACGGAGGTGGAGGTGGGTTTTCAGAATAAAATATATAATTATTCGTATATGATATTGAATATCTTTTTGTAGGTGTTTCCATTAAAAAACGTGTGGTTGTATATCTTCGTGTATTTAATATGTCTAATAAGATTCCACCTTTACGTAATTGTCCTTTTAAATTAATTAACATTATATGACCTCCTGGTTTTACAAAAGGTAATGTTGAATGAGTTATATAAGTATATCCTTTCAATTGATCTTTATATAGATTATAATGTTCTTCAATAAAAGAATTCATTATCTTATAATATATAAGAAAATAATTATATATTTTAATATGAGTAATTTTAACTGGGTTAATTCATTTGATGAAAATAATAACTATATTGTAGATATTGAGAATAAATTCAAAAGTAGTTGTAAACTATCATTAAATGAAATAGTTAATACAACTATTGAAAATAAAGCATCTGATATTTTTAATTTTAGTGTTGAAAATGAAGCAATTAATAATAAAATGAAAGAGATTTTATTAATTAAAAATTTAAAAGATTTTACAGATCTTGAATTAATGGAGAAAGAAGCATTAATAATTATTTATATTAACAGATATTTATTAAAAAATAAATTATCAGAAACTGATAAGCAGTTTTTTATTGATTTATTTAATTGGATTAAGGATTTATCAGACTATTTCTCTGATAAATTAGGATTAACAAAGATATCTCATTCTAAAAGATTCAAAGAAGAATTCTTAATAAATAGATGTTCATACAAATTTTGTAATTATAAAGATAATTGTGAATTTAATTATGATAAAAAGGGAAAGAAATGTAATTCAGATCATTATGTTCATCATATGGTTTATGCAGATTGTGAAAGTTTAATTAATTACTTAGTAAATAATAATTTAGAAAGAGTTGATCATCATAATGAAATGATGAAATGTATTAATACTCTAATGTTTGTTATAAATCACATGTATAATGAATTAAAAAATAAAGTATTTTATAGCAAAAATAAAAATTTAAATGAATTACATCAGAATAATAATTTATCATCTGAAAAAGTTGCATCTACAAATAGATTTGATTCCTTAAAAGATGCACAAAATAACAATAGAAAAAATGATACTTTTTTTAAAAACGATAAACAAAAGCGAAGATTTTAGAAAAAGTTTAAAATTTTATTAATTATAAAATTTTAAATTTATTAAGATTCATCATCTGTATCAATGTTTGTTTCAAATTGTGCAGTATCTTTCATTTCAGTTAATGAAATACTTGATACACCTGGATTATCATTAAATAAACCATATAATTCAGTAGTTCTTGGAATATATATAGAATCATCTTCTGGTAATAATTTAATATATTCATAAATATCGGAAGATGTATCTAATATGTTATTTTCATCTAATACCTTTAAAATTGGATATTTCTTTTCAAATAATTCAGGAATTGCTGTTTCATCCATTTCTCCTTTTTCTATTTTTTCTTTAATAGTTCGGTAAATTTTCTTATCAACAACAAAAATATTTTTAAATTCTTCCCATTTTTCTTTATCTCTCTTTAACTTATTTTTTTCAGCAGTTAAAGTAGATTTACTCTCAAATATTTCATTTTCAATTTCATGAAATCCCTCATTTAATTTTTCTAAATCTTTCATTTCTTGCTCTTTTAATTTATTTAATTCATCTATTTTCTTTTTTAATTCTTCTTCATCTATTTCTTCATCATCTTCTTCTTTTGTTTCTTCATTTGTTTGTTGTGTTGTTTCTTGTTTTGTTTCATCACTTGTAATTTGTATTTCTGTATTTATAACAGGTAAATTAACATGTATGTCTGAAGATTCTTGCTGAATATTTATTTTTGTGATTGGATTGTATACTAATTCAAATGGTAAATCATCTACAACAGTAGTAATAATTTTATTTTTTTCAGAATAACTATATAATATTTGGTTATTTTTTACTCTATATACACCTTTCATATATCCACCATGATATTCTTTTAGTACAATGTTTGAATGAAAACGACTTAATTTAAACAAATGAATTAATCCTTGTTTATTACCATCCGTTTTATCATATATGTTAAATAACACATTATCTAATTCAAGAATATAATACATAGTAAACAATATAAATAATCTTTTATATTATGTTATATTATACAAATGAATAATCCAAATGCTGGTAATTCAAGTAATCCTAAAACAATTATAAATAATTACCATTATCATAATGGAGGTAGAGGTCGTGGTAGAGGACGGGGACGGGGTAGAGGTAGAAATAACAATCAACAACAAAGAACTACTAATAATAACTCAAATACTTCTAATACAGATGATAATACAAAACACCATATTATTTTTAGATCTAATGTTGATCCATCTTCAATGAAAATAATTCCTTATAATAAAAATAGTAATCCATATTTATTTAGTCCTGAATTTATAAAACATTTCATAAATGAAGATAAAAAAGATTCAAATGAAAATAAAGAAGATGAAACAATTCCCGAATTACTTGAAAAGGATAATAAGGATAATAAAATAAAAAATGAAGATGAATATGTGATTTTAGATAAAATCGAATCAATTGATGATTTGATTAAATTAAGTGATTCATATGATATTAATGATAAAAGAAAATATCCTATTAATATGTTAAGATTAAAAAATATTACAAGTGCATTGAAAGAGCTTCAAAATGTAATTGGTATGACAAGTGTTAAAAAAAATATGTTTGAACAATTATTATTTTTACTTCAAGAATTAAATGATGATAATATGATGCATACCGTAATTGAAGGACCACCTGGTGTTGGTAAAACACTTTTAGGTAGAATATTAGCAAAAATATATTGTAAACTTAATTTTTTAAAGAAAAATGAAAAAACTGAAGAAGAAAATGAATTACATGAAATATCAAATAATTTATTATCATTATTAAATCCAAATTTAGCGAAAAAAGAAAAAGATAAAAAGGAATTAGAAAAAAAAGAAGAAAAAGATTATAAATTTAAAGTTGTCAGAAGAAGTGATTTAATTGGTCAATATGTAGGATCAACTGCAATTAAAACACAAAAGGTTATTGACGAATCATTTGGTGGTGTATTGTTTATAGATGAAGTATATTCATTAGGATCGGCAAATGAAAAATCAGATACATTTGCAAAGGAAGCAATTGATACATTAAATCAAAACTTATCTGAAAATGGCGATAAATTTGTTTGTATAATTGCTGGTTATCCATTAGAGATTGAAAGATGTTTTTTCTCTCAAAATGAGGGATTAAAAAGAAGATTTCCATTTAAATATACTATTGAAAAGTATGATGCAAATGAACTTGCGAATATTTTACAATTTAAGATAAAAGAAATTAATTGGAATTTTGATGAAAGTCTTAATGTAAAAAATATTGAAGAATTCATTGAAAAACATAAAAAGAATTTTGAAAACTATGGTGGAGATATTGATAATTTATTATTAAATATGAAGATTAAACATTCAACACGTGTTTTTGGAAAAGATCCAAAAATTAGAAAAAATATTACATTCGAAGATTTAACAAATGCATATGAAGAATTTGTTAAAATGAAAAAAGATAAAGAACTACCTCAATATGTTAAAGATATGTATTGTTAAGCTGGCTTAACTGGTGTTTTTTTAATTTCCCTTTTTTTAATAACTTTCTTCTTTATTTTTGGAACAATATATCTTCCATTAATATCATATCTTGATGGTTTAAATGCATAGTATACATATGGAACATTAAATATTCTTCCTGACATATTCCATGGTATCATATTCCAATCTGCAGGATAAAGGATAGAACCAAATGGGTCTCCACGTAAATCATAACTCATTAAACGTGTATTTCTTGTTGGAATCCATAAATAGGATTGTCCAAAGTTTTCCTTTATATTCCATATAAAGAAAAATATTATTATCGCTATAATACTATATACGATTATGTCCATATATAATATGTTTGAAAAAAATTGATATTAAAATAAATTAATATATAGAGAATCTAATATAATACTAAATAATAATTATGGCTTCAAATAATTTAGATGCTTTGACGAAAGAATATATTCAGGTTGTAAATGACATGACAACCGGAATGCTTAAAATAAATGAATTAAGTAATCGCGCACGCGAATTAGAAAAATTAATTGAAGAGTTTAATAAAGATAATGCTCCCAAAGAAATAGTTCCAACACAAAAAATAGTTTCTAAACCAAAAGAACCTATTGTAGAATCTGATTCTGATGATTCTCAATCTGATGATGAAGAGAGTATTGAATTTGTAAAAAATTTATCAGATGATGAAGCAAAACCAGAACCTAAAAAGGATGCACCTACACGTGGTGGAAGAGGAGGAAGAGGAGGAAGAGGTCGTGGACGTGGACGTGGAAGAGGTGGTGCTGGAGGTAATGTCGTATAAAAAATTGATATTAATTTATATTATAAATATATTATAATATATTTATAATATATGTATGGTATTAGAGAATGGAGGGGATGGAAGAAATATCAAAGATTATCATATGAGACAAATAAAATATATAAAAAATGAAAAAAGTAATTATTACAATACGATAAATACAAAAAATATATATAATTTGAATGATGAACAACTTACAAAAATATCATCAGGTATGTCAATCGAACAAGTTCTTAACATACCTAATCATCCATCAAAAGACATTAATAAACCACCATATAAATAATATTAAATTGGTTCAATCCAATGAACCAAAAAAATGTTCAATAGATAGATGTGTCAAAAGTGGATCTCATAATATCAATAATAATTATTATTGTTGGTATCATAGAATAGATATTAATTTATAAAGATCTACAAAAATTATTCTCTCATGAAAAAATTGAAATTCTCTTCAATTATAGAAAGATAATATTAAATTAATTATTAAAATGAATAACATTGCAGACAACGGATGTCGACAGCAGGGCTTATCAATTGTGATCCCGATGAAAACTAAACTATCAAGGTTCCTCTTAAGTAGTTCGGAATCAATGATTGATACAAGAATTTCAAGAAATCCTGATGGATGTCCAACAATTTCTAAACGTAATATGCATCTTCATATTGCAACAATTTTTCCTGATAAAGGAACAAATTTTAATATATTGTCTATAGGTCAAAATATTGCTAGGAATGAATATAAGTCTTGTCATGCTGAACATGAAGCAATTAATAGATTGAAGAATCGTAATACAAAACAGTTAATGGGAATTAATATATATGTTTTGAGAACTACATTAACAGGCTCAATTGGTATGTCAAAGCCATGTGCACATTGTTTAGCAATCATGTGTAGTCTTCCTCAAAAGAAAGGATATAAAATAAATAATATTTTTTATACTGATCAGAATGGTAATATTGAGAAAAAAAAATTGGGAGAACTGTTAAATGATGATCTACACATTAGTAGAATGTATACTGAGAGAAGTTTCAAACCAACTTTTCATAAAGTACATTAAATTTTATTTATAATATTAATTATATGGTTGATATTTATTAATTCGGATGAACCATTAATAATTTTATCATAACTTCTACATAATTCCATGAATATCTTTGATTTATCTTCATCAGAAATATCTGTATTATACAATATTTCTTTTTTTAATAATATATAAAGTTCTTCAAATGAATATCCTTCATTTATTAAATGATTTGTATATTCAATGGTATTTAAATTTTCATTATATATAATTTCATTAATATCTATACTGATATCATCATCAAAATATTTAATATCTATCTTATTATTTTTAATATTTTTTCTATTTAAAAATATTAATTTTTGTAAATTATTTATCGATTTTCTTAAATCATCTTTTATCAAGCGATTTAGTAGTTTTTTATCAATTGTAATATTTTCTTTCTCCATTATATCATTTAATATATTTGTTATATTAGAATATTCCATTGTTTTAAACCTAAAAACAGAACATCTTGACAGAAGCGGAGAAATTATTTTATTTATATAATTACAAATCAACACAAAACGCGTATTTATAGAATATTTTTCTATTATACGTCTCAATGCAAATTGAGAATCTGTTGTCATCGCATCTGCTTCATCCAAGATAATAATTTTAAAATCATCATCTGCAGATTTTTGAGCAAATGTTTTTATTTTTTCTCTAACAACACGTATACCTCTTTCATCTGAAGCATTTAATTCTAATACATTATCATTATATGTTGATTTATATAATTGTTTACAAATTGCGATTGCTGTCGATGTTTTACCTGTTCCGGCACCACCATAAAATATCATATGTGGTATATTACGATTTTTTACCATATCTTTTAAGATATTCTTAATATCATCTTGATTTTTTAGGTCTTCAAGCCTACTCGGTCTATACTTTTCAATAAGAGGGACTTGGCGATTCATATATAAAAATATTGAAATATATTTATATTACTATTATGTTCTATATGTTTATAATTCAATTTTAAAATGTTCAAGCTTCTGACCTTAAACATTGTAACTACGTCTAAAACAAACTGCTTTAATGATACTTGTGGTATATGTAAAGAAGATAATAATAACTATTGTATCAATTGTTCTTCATCTGGGACAACACATTGTGATATTGTAATTGGTGAATGTGGACATGCTTATCATAATCACTGTCTAACTGAATGGCTTAAGATGAGAAAAGTATGTCCTCTTGATAATAAAGTATGGGTATTAAAATTGAAGGGATAAAATATAAAAAATTGAAATCCAAAAATATTATTATAATTGATTATAATAATATAAAAATGGTTAAGAATACAAAAGGAGGATCATCTCATAAAAAATTAGCGAGAAAAAATGAAGAATTAGCAGATAAAAAAATTAACACTGAAATTGATTTGTTATATTCTATTATTGTAATCATTGATAAAAATCATGGTAATGCATTTACTGCGCAACTGTTGTGGGAGAGTGGTATAAATCCTGATCTCAAATCATTAGGAGGTAAAGAGTTAAAAGTTATGCATCAGAGAGGTAAGAAGGCTCTTCAAGCTTTTAAAAAGACACAATCAAAAATTGCACTTGTTTCACTTGTAACAGGAATAACATTGACAAATAATTGTATTGGATATGTAGAAGAATTTTTAGAAATTGATCATTTAAATGCATATCTTAAAGAAGAAATTATTAATCGTGAAGTATATGAAAAATTAAGTAATTTAATGACTGCAAAATCAGAAGTAAATAATGAAGAAGATGGAGGATTTATTTTCGATAGAACAAATGGTAAAAATGAAGAATCGGAAGAAGTGAATATTGAAGATATCTAATTTATTTTATTAATAGCCGAGGATTATAATATAACATGTTATCCCATACTGGATTTATATCTATAAATTTTACAGTTTTAATTAAATGCAAATATTTATAAGAATGAATTGCCCATAATATTTGACATTGTGGTTGTTGTTGTTTTATTCCAGTATCATAAATATCATTTAACATTGGTATTATTTCATCATAATTATTATAAAAAATTAATCCCGTATTACATAACTTTATATTTTCTACAAGAAGACTATTTTTAATTTGATCATTAATTAAATTAATTGTTTTATTCATATTTTTTTTATATCTATCTTGGAAACTTGATTCATTTACTTCATCCCAAATAGTTTTTCTTGATATATTTTCATGTTCTCTTATTATTATTTTTGGATTATTATTATTTTCATATAATATATTAATAATTTTATCAATATGTTCATCATATACTTGAAATTTATGATCAAAGTATAAAATATGTCTAAATTTTTTATATTTATCAAAATCTTCTAAAAATTTTAGAAATTTAATATATTTGGACTGTAATGATCCTGTAATTTGATCATTTGTTAATTCAAAATTTATAAATTCAAATTTCCATCCCTTATTAATTACTTCATCCTTTATATTTAAATTATTTGAAAAAAATATACAGTTTTTTGAAGTAGGGGCTCGATAAAATATATCACAACCAGTTCCAAAAAAACAACTAATTATTAACATATCATAATGATCAATCGGTTCCATAAATAAATATATAAATTATTATTTATATATTTATTAGAATGCGTATAATTTTTATAAATATATTATAAATTATAAATATGCGTAACTACATTATATTTGGAATAATACTAATTGTGATATTTATATTTTTAATGAAAAGTGATTTATTTAATTTTTCAGATTTTGATAGTCAATTATCTAAAATCAAAAAATTAATGAAAAATACAAAATCTTCTAAACGAAAATCATCATCTACTTCTGAATCTTCTGATATTTCATTTAACACAGATGAAACAAAACAAACAGATGATACAAAAGAATCAGATAATACAAATGAAACAGATGAAACAAAAAGTGATATATCATTTGATAATTCTTCTGAAGATATTAAAATAAAAAATAAAAAGAAATTTTTACAACATTTACAAAAAATTGCTGTCAAACATAATGTAAAGAATGGAAAAAACGAAAAGAATGGAAAGAATGTAAAGAATGGAAGAAATGAAAAGAATAATAAAGATAATAATAATCAGTCTAAATATAAATATAATGATGATTCTAGTGATGATAGTATTATGGAATTACAAAAGTTTGCTAAACAATTAAGTAAAAAAGGAAATTCTATAAGAAGCAATAATACAGATGATACAAATGGTATTCAAATGACTGCGGATGATTTAACTGATACAATTAGCGGTATTATAAGTAAAGAATTAAATCGTAGGTAATTTTTTCTCCATATAAAATATGGAGAATATTATAAAAATGGATAATTTTGAATTAAAAGCAATAATATATATTATATTAAAGATTTTAGTTATACTTGGAGCATTAAATTGGGGGTTAATTGCTCTTGATAAAAAATTTAATATAGTAGAATTATTTTCTAATTTATTCCCACTAGAATATCACGAATTTATAGAAAAATTTATTTATACAATAATTGCTTTATCCGCAGTATATGTTATGCTTCAGCGTAAAACATATCTTCCATTTTTAGATGCTTCTTTTGTTCCTATTAATAAATATATTTCAGAATCTAAAAAAAAGGATATTGAATTTGAAGTAATTATAAATGCAAAAGGCGGTGATAAAGTAATATATTGGGCTGCCAATAAGGGTAATAAAGATGATAAAACTATTAAACATTATTTAAAAGCATATGGTGATTATGAGAATAGTGGAATAAGTCTTGTTGGTAAAGATGGCAATGCAAAATTATATGTAAAATGCCCTCAAAAATATTATGTACAATTTAATAAAATCATTCCCAAACATCTTCATTATCGTGTAATATATAAAGATAAGATGGGATCAGTCAAAACAATTAATTTAAATTGTTAAGTTTATTTTATATATTATAATAATATGAAGGATTATTATAATGATATAAATGGAGAATTCATGAATACAATTCAATTAAAAGATGATGAACCAAGATATGGTATCCGTGAATTTTTATTAAAAAAAGATCATAAAGATATACTTAATATAATTACTGCAGCTAGTTATAAATATTTAAATGATAAAGAGAATAGAATATTAAAAATATTTAACGATTCAATTGATAATTATAATGATGATGAATTTAATTTATTTTTAAAAAATATTGTAAATGATATTTTTAAATATTCAAATGATGATATGATAGTTTTTTTATGTCGTAATCAAATTGGAGGGTTAATGAGTATGTCAGCATCTTTATTTAATCATATAATGTATATGACTGTATCTCAATCAAATGCATGTATATCTAATTCATCATTATATCAAAATAAAGAATTTATTATAAAATACAAACAAATTATTAAAAATATGATATCAATGTATATACCTATTACAGATATTCAAGTTGATAAAATATTTGAGTTTGAATCAAACTTAGAAAAACATAGATTATCAAGTTCAGATATGAGAAATCCAAATGAATCTATTAATGTTGTTAAAATAAATGATATCAAATTTAAAAATTATAATATTGTAAATATACTAAATAAACTTATTAATGGTATTGCAACATATAAAAGAGATGATATCTTAATAGATGATAAGGATTTATCATATTATAAAGTAGTAGATGAACTTTTAAATGATAAAGATTTTAAGTATTATATTGTATGGTGTGTTATATTTAATATATCATCATATTCATTTGGAAAAATATATGATTATAAATTTGAATTAGTTAAATTGACAAAAGGTGTTAAAAAACAAATGAATTTCGATAAAAAGAAAATTTATATATTTAACAGCTTATTAGGACATATTATAAGTAAAGAATATTTCTCATTAATTGAACCAAATACAAAACCAAGAATAAAAAAAATGATAGAATATATTGTAAAGGCATTCAGAAATAGATTAGAAAATAATAAATGGATGAATCATGAAACAATATTAAAAGCAATTGAAAAATTAGATAATATAAAATTTTATATTGGTGAAGGTAAATTAGTTGATTTTAACAACATGATTGAATTAACAACAAATTATCTTAAAAATATTCAATTGATTGGTAATTATTTATATAATACAAATTTAAGATTACTTAATAAATATGAACAACTTTTACATGGTAATGTTTATGAAATTAATGCATATTATGATCCAACAAAAAATATTTGTATATTTCCTTATGGAATGTTAAGACCTCCCTATTTTTATAGTGTTGAATGGAATTCAGATATTAATATAATAGCATATAATTTTGGAGCAATTGGCAGTGTAATTGGACATGAAATAATTCATGGTTTTGATGATCAAGGAAGACAATTCGATAAAAATGGTGATTTAAATAATTGGTGGGATGATGTTTCTGGAAAAAAGTATATGGAAATGGCTGAAAAAATTGGTAAAAAATATGAAGCATTTAAAATAAATCCAAAATTAACAATGGGTGAAAATATTGCAGATATTGGAGGATTAAGAATATCATTAAGTGGGTTAATTTTATTTTTGAAAGAATCAAATATACCCGCCCTTTCAGAAGATATAATGAATTATTTTATAAAAGGATGGGCAATGATATGGAGAAATAAAATTACTAAACAAGAATATGATATAAGAATATTAAAAGATCCTCATTCTCCAGTACAACAAAGAGTTAATATACCATTAAGTTTTATAAAAGAACTTAAGGATAATCAAAATGAAATTATAGAAATTTGGTAGAATACCTATGCAAATGGTGAGAAAGAATAATCTAATACACAAATATCTGGGTTTGCTTTACAAAAATTGTATCTGTTTATTGAAAAACCAACAAATACACTTATTAATGTACTTAATGTGAATCCAGCTACAATAATAGTTCTTAATTGATCTTGTTTTTTGGCTGGATTTTTATCTGTTGTTTCATCAACTAAGGCAATTGAATATATTGTAAATGTAGCTAATAATCCTATTAATAAGATTAATAATCCAATTAATGTTCCTTTTGTGCTATCATAATCTTCTGTTTTAAATAAAAATGAATATAAAGTTGCGAGCATATATAAAAAGAATATAAAAAAATATTATTATAAATAAATTATGAGTAAGATAAATATATATTCCGTTGAGGAAATATTAAATTATAAAAATGTAAATGTTAATATTTTAACTGAGGAATTATCTAATATGTTTGATTCTATTAATAATTCATTTTTACAATCTACACAATACATTGAAAATCGTAAAAAGATAAATTATAATCATCTAAATAGTAATAAATGGAAAAAAATAAATAGTAATATCAATACTAAATTATTAAGTTTGTTGAATAAAATAACAGAAGAAACATTTTCAAATATATTAGAAAAAATATTAAATAGCAATATAACCAATGATCAACAATTAAATAAATTAGCATCTGATTTTATATATAAAATTCTAAATGATAATGAGAATAATAAATTATATTGTTTAATGGTTAAACAAATTATTGATTCTGGATTATGGTATTTTAAACATGATACAAAAGAATTTATAAATTTTAGAATGTTTTTTATTGAGAAATTAGAGAAAGAATTTAATGAAAATATTAATATAATCGATAATTTACATGTAACATATTTTACAAATGAAGAAGAATACTTCACATTAAAAAAGAAATTAGTTACATTAATTAATACAATCTTAAATTTACATTTAAATCATATATTATCAAATGAAACAATGGATTATGTCGTTGATACACTTAAAGAAAAGTATTCAGAAACTAATATGGATATAATAGAATTTTTATGTATGATTAATTCAATTCATGGATATGAAGATGTAAATCAATTTTTAAAAGAACAATTACAAAAGGATAAATTATCAGCAAGATATAAATTTATGATTGAAGATTTAGAGAAAAATGTAGTTGTTAAAAAACCTGTTGTTATTGATACCATTACAGAATACAAGAAATTTTTAATTGATGGTAACTTAGATCAACTCAAGAAAAAATTAAATAATAAGTTGGTATATATTGATTTATTAAAATACTTATTTGATAAAATTGTATCTGTTAGTTTAAATGATATTGAGAAATATATTGGATATATTGTTAATGTTAAAAGTAGAATGGACAAAGATGAATATGAAAAATATCTTGAAGAAAACATTGATGATATAATAGAAGAATTACCTGTTTTAAGAAAGTATACTGATAGATTATAGAATCAAATTAAAAATTGAACTCTCACTTTGCTCACACTAATTTTTAATTTGATTTTATAAATAAAATCAAATTAAAAATTGAACTCTCACTTTGCTCACACTAATTTTTAATTTGATTTTATAAATAAAATCAAATTAAAAATTGAACTCTCACTTTGCTCACACTAATTTTTTAAATAAATTTATTAAATTTATTTAAAAAATTGATTTTCCAACTTATTTATTTAAATGAATATTTATTAATATAGATATAATGAATAAAGATGATTTACCATGGATTGAAAAATATCGACCTTCTAAAATATCTGATATTTTATTTGATGATATCCTCCGAGAAAAATTCAACCGCATCATAACTACAAAATTATATCCAAATCTAATTTTGATGGGAAATCCAGGAGTTGGAAAAACAAGTACATTACTTGCATTCGTCAGACAAGTTACTGGAAGGTATTATAATGAAGCAGTTTTAGAATTAAATGCATCGGATAATCGTGGTCTTGATATTGTAGATAAAATGATTATTCATTTTTGTAAGAAAATAGTAACGGATAGAAATGGTAAACCTATAAAGAAATTTATTATTTTTGATGAAGCAGATAATATTACACCAAAGGCACAATATGTTATTAGTGATTTAATTGATCAATTCAATGAAACAACAATTTTTACATTTACATGTAATGATTCAACTCAAATTATAGAATCAATTCAAAGTAAATCAATAATTGTAAAATTCAACAAAGTTTCTGAAAAAAACATGATGTTTCGTCTAAAAGAAATTTGTTCAATTGAAAAAATAACTCTAAGTGATGATATCATAAAAGAAATTATCACAAATTCAGAAGGAGATATGAGATCAGCATTAATAAATTTAGAAGTTATTAATAAAGGATTAAAAGATAAAGATAAGAAAAATTTTAGATCTTTAATGACTAATAGAATTGAAAAAGATTTATTAGATAAGATTCTTATTGCAATGATAGAAGGTAATTATTATGATTGTGTAAAATATTATCAAAATATTAAAAAGAATGGATATTCAAATATTGATATTATTTTTAATTTAATTAGTCATGTCAAGATAGTTGATATAAAAGAAGATGTTCGAATCAAATTAATGACTCGATTAAGTAAAACTTTTGTTACATTAAATGACAAAAGTGAAACTGACGTACAAATGTATGGTCTGTTTAGTTATTTTTAGTTTATATATCGGTTGTCTTTTTAGCACGTGGTTTTCTTACTTTTTTAACAGTTGGTTCTTCTAACAGTTTAAATGCTTCATCTATTTCAATTTCCTTCTTTGTTTCTTTCTTGATTTCTTCCTTCTTGATTTCCTCATCGGAATCAACAAATCCACAATCATTTTTAACAAATTTTGGTATAACTTTTGCATAATCATGTTCCCATGATTTTACAATTTCATTCTCTTTTACATCATGATAAAATATTTCATATTCACGTGATGTATATACTTTTTTTCTTGCCATTCCAAGAAAAATACATGTTGGAATTTGATCAACTACATCAATTACTAATGGTTGATTTTCATAATCTTCAGGTTTTTTACGCAGAATTCTTCCAATTGTTTGAACCATCTTTGCTCTTGGTGTCAAAAGTACCATTGTATCTAATGCTTGAATATCTAATCCTTCAGTTACCATTTCATATGATGCAAATAATAAATCTTTGGATTCAGATTTTTTTAATTCTGCTTCTTTCATTCCCCCAATATAAAATCCAGTATCATCAATAAATATTTCTCGTAATTTCTCTTCCAATCTTTGTAATTGAACAATTCTTCCACTTAAAATAAGAATTTTTCTTGATGTATCTTTCATTTTAAGATCACGAATCAACCTAAAAATATAATCATCTCTTAATTCAATTTCAGTTAAATTATTTATAATAATTGGAGTTATTGCTTTTCCATTTTTTCCAATAACATCCCTAAATTTACGATGTTTTATTGTGTAGTTATGAATTTCTATTTTTACTTTATGTTGCAAAGGGACAACCTCCTGATATATCATTTCTCCTAGGAAATGATAGAATACTTTTTCAGTCTTATCACTTCTATTAGGTGTGGCAGATAATCCAAGTAAAAAAGGACTATTTAATTTCAATAAAGCTTGAGAAAATACTTGACTGCCTAAATGATGACACTCGTCAAATATTACAAGATCAAACTTCTTAAACATTTCAACATCATAATCTATCATACTAATTGATTGAAGCATACCAACAACAATATCTTTATCAATATCGATTTTCTTTTGTTGAATTTTTCCAATAGTTGCATTAGTATATTGTTTTATTCTTTCTACCCATTGATTCATCAAAAATTCTTTATGAACAACAATTAATGTTCTACACTTTAATAATGTTGCTAAATGTAAACCTAAAACAGTTTTTCCACGACCTGTAGGTATACTAAGTAATCCTCCACCTTTCTCTTTCAAAATAGGAAAGACTATTTTAATAATATCTTTTTGATAATCACGTAAATCACCAACAAAACTAAATGTTAATGGATTTGATGCTTTTAAAGTATTCTTATTTTTCTTAAATTTATTCAAAGCATAAAATCTTGGAATATATAATTTAGTTGATGTATCTAAAAATATATTGAATGATTCATCTTTCGGCTCACCATAATCAACTGTTGTTTTTGGACGAATATGTAATTCTTTTTTTATGTCTTCAATTTCAGATTCTTTAAAGTCTTTTTTAAGAATATATGTTCCATCATTTGTAATGTGAGCTGACATATTTTATATAATATTTTAGTTTTAAATATAATATAAGATATTATCAATTTTTAATATTTAAATTTAATTGAATAATTTTATATAATTATTATATTATGGAACCAATAAATAACTTTTCAAACCAAATATTTAATACTTTGGACGAGAGTGTAAATGAAGCAATAAATAATAAATATATATTCATAACACTTGTTATTTTAATTTTATTATTTGGAAGCTTAACTGCTTCAAGACTCGCTAGAAACATCCTATATCTATTTGATCACCCATTATCAAGATTATTAACTATCGGATTCATTTATTATATCTCAACTAAAAACGTACCCTTAGCTATCTTAATGTTAACCGCAATGGTTATCACAATGAATACATTAAATAAACATAGAAATAATGTACTTTTAATATCTATCTTACGCAATAACATAACAGGAGGAAAACCAAATAGACGCAAGATTAATAAATTAAAGAAATTATTACGTAAATTATCCAAACTATTAAAAATGAAGAAAAATAAAGTTAAGAAATTAACACCAAAGATTAAAGCATTAACTAAAAAAGCAACAACAGTTGTAAGTTCATTAGGTGATGTAACAAAGAATAGTGTAATGGAATTAATCAAAGCATATGAATTAGAAAAATCCAAAAATAAAGTATTAAGTGACCAATTATCTGAAAGTACTAAATTTGTTAAACCAACTGTTACTACTTCTGCTTCTCCCCAATCAAGTCAAGCATCATCATCATCTTTAGACGCAAAACCCCAAATTATCTTCCCTAAAATAAACCAAAGAACAGAAAAATTTATAGATTATAGCAATTTTAGTCTTTTCTGAATTTTATAAATTAAATTATATAATTTAATATATATGAGTAAAAAAGGAGATATATATTCATCTGAATTTCAAGATGATTGTAAAGGATTTACATCAATTCCAGATACCCTTGGTAAAAGAGATCGTATTATTGCAATTGGAGATGTTCACGGTGATTTAAATTTAACCATTAATTATTTATTGATATCCAAAGTAATCGAAAAAACAGAAGATGAAAAAAATGTATTAAGAATTATGTACGAAGATGGAACAAAAGAATATTATAAATGGATAGGTGATGATACAATCGTTGTTCAAGTTGGTGATCAAGTAGATAGATGCAGACCAACTGGAGGAAGAGGTGATATGTGTATTAGAGATGAAAAAGCAACAATTGATGATGAACACAGCGACATTAAAATTTTAGATCTATTTACAGAATTAAATAAACTTGCTAGAAAAAAGAAAGGTATGGTAATTAGTTTATTAGGTAATCACGAATTGATGAACTATCAAGGAAATATAAATTATGTATCTTATAAAGGTGTCCACAATGATGACTTTGAAGGTAAACACCAAAATAATAAATATAGAAAAGACGATGGAACATATTTTGATGATGGAATTCAAGGTAGAAGATTTGCATTTAATGAAAAATTAAATAAACAATTAGCATGTACAAGACAATCAGCGGTCGTTGTTGGAAGTTTTATTTTTGTTCATGGTGGTATTGTTCCTGCATTAGCAAAACAATACAAAGTATCACAAGTTAATAATTTAATTAGAAAATGGTTATTAAAGAAAATTGATGATAACAATTCAGATATTGATACACTTATAAACACACCTCAAGTATCACCTTTTTGGACTCGTTTATTTGGTCACTTACCAAGTGGATTAAAAAAATCTGATAGTCGTTGTGACGATATATTTGATGTTTTAAAAATATGGGGTGAAGATAAAGATGGATTAAAAGGTATGGTTGTTGGACACACACCACAAATTAATAAAGGAATTAATAGTACATGTGATGATAGTGTATGGAGAGTTGATCTTGGAGCATCAAAAGCATTTGATGTTTTTGATAGAATTAAAAATAGTGGAAGAAAACCGGCAGTATTAGAAATTATTAAAGACGGTAAAGAATTTAATATATTATCATAATTTTTGCAAAATAAATTAAAAATTTATTTTAGAAAAATAATTTAGATCATGCTTTCAGCAGCATTGACTTGTTCTTCGTATGATGCATTTGGCATCTTGGCTTTTGCCTTCTTTAATGCTTCTCCTGCCATCTTCATTGCATCACGACCTCCCTTTCCTAATTTCTTAGAAGCTAATACAACTAACTTTCTGAATTGAACGAGTTTGTCATTTAATCCACCTTTCTTGGATCCCTTCTTGGATGCTTTCTTGGATGAACGGCGTCTGCGTCCTCCAGTTGTTTGGTTTGCAGGTACTTCACCTCCCTTTTTAGATCCCTTCTTGGATGCCTTCTTAGATGAGCGGCGTCTCTTTCCTCCGGGCATGTTGGCAGGTACGTCACCTCCCTTTCTTGATCCCTTCTTGGATCCCTTCTTGGATGAGCGGCGTCTGCGTCCTCCAGGCATGTTGGCGGGTACATTTCCTGGGAGATTGGCGGGTACATCACCTCCCTTTTTAGATCCTTTCTTTGATCCTTTCTTTGATGAGCGACGTCTGCGTCCACCGACTGCTACTTCACCTCCTTTTTTAGATCCTTTCTTTGATCCTTTCTTTGATGAGCGACGTCTGCGTCCACCGACTGCTACTTCACCTCCCTTTTTAGATCCTTTCTTGGATCCTTTCTTGGATGAGCGACGTCTGCGTCCACCGACTGCTACTTCACCTCCCTTTTTGGATCCCTTCTTGGATGCTTTCTTGGATGAGCGACGTCTGCGTCCACCAACTGCTACTTCACCTCCCTTTTTGGATCCCTTCTTGGATGCTTTCTTGGATGAACGACGTCTGCGTCCACCAACTGCTACTTCACCTCCCTTCTTGGATCCCTTCTTTGATCCTTTCTTGGATGAGCGGCGTCTCTTTCCTCCGGGCATGTTGGCTGGAACATTTCCAGGGAGATTTGCTGGGACATTACCTCCTTTTCTGGATCCCTTCTTTGATCCCTTCTTAGATGCTCTGCGACGTTTACCTCCGAAAATTTGAGAAATTCTTTCTTCGATTGCTTCTGTGTTTTGCATATTATATATTAATAAAACATAAAAATTGATTTTCTAATTAATTTAATTATAAAACTATATTAATATTTTAAAATAATAAAATGGGCGTACCTGGTTTTTTTGCATGGATACACAGGAACTACAAGAAAACAAATTTGATAACAAATATAAATAATAACAAACTAAATAATAATGTAACTAACTTATTTATTGACACAAATTGTCTAATTCATCCACAATGTTTTAATATTTTAAACCAATTTAAGGACTTAAAAAATATTGATCGTTTAGAAGCTAAAATGATAAATCAAGTTATTTTGTATTTAAATGAAATTATTGAATTAGTAAATCCAATGGAATTAATCTACATAGCTATTGATGGTGTAGCACCAATGGCAAAAATCAAGCATCAACGTATCCGTCGTTTTAAATCTGTTAGAGATAGTGAAATGAAGAATGATATACGTAGAAAACATAATGTTGAAGAAGAAAACTTATGGTCAAATGCATGTATTACACCTGGAACAGTTTTTATGGAAAAATTAAACAAGTCAATTATAAATTATATTCTGCATACTAAGAATACTGTAAATAAAAAAAGAAATGTTTTATTTTCTTCTTCAAATACTCCAGGAGAAGGTGAACATAAAGTATTACAATATATTAGAAATAATGATGTTAAAGGTAATAGTGTTATATACGGATTAGATGCAGATTTATTGTTCTTATCGTTAGCAACGCATAATGAAAACATTCATTTAATTCGTGAGTCTCAAGAATTAGGTAATGAAGCAGATACAACTTTTGGAGGTAAATTTAATTATGTTTCCATAGATATTTTACGAGATTGTATTATTCAAGAAATGATATTTAGAATTGCTGATGAAGGAGATGAAAGTATGGAACAGATTATTAAGTTAAATTCTAAGAAATTTATAAATGATTTTATCTTCGTTTGTTTTCTATTAGGTAATGATTTTGTTCCAAATATCGTATCATTAAGTTTAAGAACACAAAATAAGAAAATTGATAATGGATTAGATATTCTATTTGAAAAATATGGTGATGTCTTTAGAAAGATTAATAAAAAGAAAGGTCTTACATTTATCGTAAGAGATAATTGTACTATTGACTTTGATTTCTTTAAAGAATTATGTGCTGAATTAAGTCTCCATGAAAGAGATATGTTAACTCAAACTGCTAAATTCAAAAGATTTTATCCAAATATCCCACCAGATCTTTCAAATTGTGATATTGAACTTTTTAAGTTAGATAATCTAAGTTTTAAAATTAATGATCCAGTTAAACTAGGTGTTGATGATAAAGATAAAGAAAGATATTATGATCATTATTATAATATCAAATTAGAAGAAAAAGAAGAAATTAAAAAAATGTGTAAAGAATATTTATATGGATTATATTGGATCAACAACTATTATTTCAAAGATTGTATTGATTGGAACTGGTGTTTCCCGCATCACTATGGTCTATTTATGTCAGATATTTCAGAATATTTGTCTGAAATATCTGATGATGAATTTAATAAAATATTTATAAAGCCTCTTAATAATAATTACAATTCAATTAAACCATTTGAACAATTAATGTTAGTATTACCGAGACAACTAGCATATTTGCTACCACCAGTATTAAAATATAAAATGAATAATGATGCAATAATAAAGAAACATGCACCATATGTATTTGAGCAAGATATGTTATACAAGACAAAATTATGGCAAGCAATTCCAAAGATTGATATGGTTCCATTGGATCATATTTTAAGTATTTTGAAAACAGTTAAGTTAGATCCTGGAGATGAAAAACGTAATAAGACAATGAAAATATATCGTAATGATATGTGAATTTATTTTATATCATATTTAAATGTAGGAAAATTATCTTTAAATGTTTTTATAGCTAAATCAACTAAATATGATTCAATTGATTTTTTATAATCTTCTAATTTTTTTAATTTATCAACTCTATCATAATAATCACGAGCAATTACACTTAATGTCCAATTAATTTTCTGAACGCCATATGGTGTAAATGCTACAAAAGCTATTGTATTATCAGATGTATTCATATTGCGTATATAAGATTCTAATTGATCATCATAAAATAATACGACTATACAGAAATTCTTTGGTGTTGGAGGTGTAATATGTTGATTTACAATGTTTGTATATATCATTAATATTTTTATAAGGATATTTTTATATAAAAAAAATATAAACTAATATATGGAAAAAAAGAAGACCGAAAAGTTCAAACATTTGACTTCTCAATATAAAAATTATTTAAGTAAGGTAGATAAAATATTAGTAAATTTAAAAGATGATGAAGAGACGTTTTCTGAATTAAATAAATTATATACCAAAATTAATGATCTTAATACAAAATCACTTATCCTTGAAAAAGATATAGATGATTTATTCCATAATTATACTGGAAATAATGAAACTGTCCCAAAAATGAAACAATTATTAAAGAAAAGAAACAAAATAATTATTTTTAATTTATTAAATTCAAGTCAATATAAAGAATATGTTAAAAAATTACAAACTGAATACAAAGTAAGTTTATCTAGAATCGAAGAAGCCCTTCAAACGATGATTAAAAAATATTCAATGACCTGGAAATGCTGTTGGTCATTTGTAGAGATTGCAGATAATGGTAAAATTAAAAAGATAGAATTATTTGATATCGATGATATAGAATATTTTAAAAAGAAAATTAGAGTTATATAAATTTTAAATAATATGTTAATTATTTAAAATTAATAAAATAATTTAGATATATAGTGAATGTCTGATAATACGAATCAAATAATAAAAAGTGTTAATAATGATCATATTTCAAGTCGTATATCCTTTATTAGAAATCTTCTAAAGGGTAAACAATTAGAACCAATTGTCATGATAGATTTTGAGAATTGTAATACTGAATATATCGAACAGTCAAGAGATGAATATGATATTCGAAAAGTTATTTATAAAAAAGTTTTAGATTTTAATAAAATTATTAATGAAATTGGTGGTAAATTAGAATATATTAAATCGGGAACAACTGGTCATACTTTCAAAGGAACATCTTTTTTAGATCCAAGTGATCCAAATAGAATTTTAAATTATGCTGTTAAAATCGTTGCATATCCTAGAAGAGAAAATTATGGAGATATGAATGATATGGAACGTCCTGAAAATGCGGAATTAATGATGCTTAGAACTTTAAGTTATTTTGTATGTAATCAACAAACACCACACATCGTATTACCAATTGCTACATTTAATACAGAAATCAAACCATTTATTAATTTAATAAAGGATAATGCGAAGGGAAATAAAAAATTTGAAGAATTCATGAAAAAATATAAACATGGTGATTATTATGATAAAATTTCTGTTTTAATTTCAGAATGGGCAAACGGTGGTGATTTATTAGATTATATTAGAGCAAATTATAAAACAATATCATTAAAGGAATGGAGAGTAATGTTTTTTCAAATATTGAGTAGTTTAGCGGTTATACATAAAAAGTATCCATCATTTAGACATAATGATATGAAAGCAAATAACATATTATTACATATATCAGATAATAAATCAAGTGAAACAAAATATAGATATAAAGTTAATGGAATGGAATATATGGTTCCAAATATAGGTATTCAAATAAAACTCTGGGATTTTGATTTTGCATGTATTCCTGGAATAGTTGATAATGCAAAGGTTGATGCTGATTGGACAACAAAAATAAATATTAAATCACAAATGAATCGTTATTATGATATTCATTATTTTTTTAATACATTAACTAAGAAAGGATTTTTTGATCATTTTTGGACAGCGCCTGAAATACCACAAAAAGTAAAAGATTTTGTTAGAAGAGTTGTTCCTGAAAAATATTCAGAAGGTGAATTTGTCAGTGAAAGAGGTAGAATATTAATGGATAAAGAATATACTACACCTGATGAAATAATTAAAATTGATCCATTTTTTGAAAAAATGAGAATAGTTAAATAATTAGTTTATTGGTATCTTGGAATATAATAGGCAAAAGCAGCACCTAATAAGACGACAACATATAATAAAGGTACTGAAACACTTTTATCTTTAGATAAAACTAAAATTTTTAATTCCATATTATCATTAAATAATATTTTGGGTTTTTGAATTAAAATTATCGCTATTATTATTGCATATATTATTAGTGTTGATTTCATTTTATCATTTATTACAAAGGACATTAACTATATTTTTATAGTATATAAAAAATTTAGAAATTTAAATTACTTTTATTTAAAATATAAATTGGATGGTAAATATTCATCTACTAATCTATCATCTACAAATAATGTTTTAAAGAAAACTGTACCGACTTTACCATATAATGGGTTTGCTTTATTAATTACTGCTTCTGATTTAACTGAAAAATTATATACAGAATTTTTATCAGAATGACTTTCTTTACGAAGTTTTACACTAAAATTCATTGTTAAATAAACTTTGTATTGTTCATCAATTTCTTCACCAATTATTTCATTAAAATCTACAAATTTAACATCATATAAATTTGCACTTAATTGATTCATCTTATCTGTTAAATATTTAGCAACAAACATGAATGGTTTTGGATCTCCTTCAATTGCAACTGGATTTCTATTTTGGATATTATATGTAGTTTCTCTATTTTTATTAACTAATAATCTTATTTTATTTAATGAATCATTAATACCTTTTAAATATTTTATTTTCTTAGTATCCATATTATATCCAAAATCAAGACTATTATAATGTTTAGGTCTTTCTAAACTTAAATCATTTAAATCATATCCATTTATTCTACTTGTATAATCTGGATTATATCCACCCCCACTTCCTGTACCACTAGCAAATTTATATGTTAAATGTTCAACTGTTTTCTTTTCTCTGTAGTAAAATAAATAATATGTTATCATAAAAATGATAAATAACTGTAAATACAAATTCATTATAATATATATTATTATAATAAATTTAATTATATTTAATTTATTGATCTCCTCTAACTTCCATTTTAGTAAATTCATCATCAGTATCAGGATCATCTAATTCTTCATCTTTTTCATCTTGATCTAAATCAAGTGCTTCCTCTCTTTCTCTATCCTCTTCATTTAATTCTTTTTCTTTCTTAATATCTTCTTCTGTCTGATTAAATTGTAAAGTTCCTGATTGATCATATGAAATTATTTCAGCATCTGAATCAATCATATACTTAAATTTTCTAAATTCAACATGATCTAATTGTTTATTAAAAAATTTATAACAGTAATCAATTATATTCGCAAATAAAAAGACTAAATTAGATTTTGTATAACTATCATCATTTAAATCAATCAAGTACGATATTTCGGATAATGTATAAAACATAATTAAATGATCATTATCTCCCAATGATATTAAATAACTTGCATCAATATATTTATCTTTTGTGATATAAGTCTTTTTAATATCATGTTGAGTAGAATCATTCAATAATTTCCAATTAACTAATATCTTTTTATTGTTTTCTTTTGTAGTATTAATATATTTAAACTTAGATTGAAAATTTAAGACTATTTCAGCATCTCCACTTATTTCTAATTTTGATTTATCTATTTTATCTTTAATAAAATATTTTTGTTTAATTTTTTCAAAATCAGTTAATCCTTTTTCAACTAATTGAACCTTAAATTTATTCTTAATTTGATATAATATTTTTTGTGAAAATTCCATAAATCTCTTAAGAGCATTTATTCTATTTCTCATTATTTCATCAATAATATCTTTCATTGAATTTTTTTCCTTAGAATATATATCATCTTTTTGATAATCTTTAACACGAATATATTTTCCATCAAAACCCAAGTATTTTAATTTATTCTCAACAGAATAATTAACTTTGACAAATTTACCTGTTCCACGAACTTCAACATAATTTTTATTTTTTTCTTTATAACCTAATAAGTTATTTTCGATTACATTATAAAAAATATCAATATTATCACGTGCAAGAATGAGAACATCTTGTTTAAAAAATTCATGTGCTGGTTTAAATTTTCCATCTTTAATTACTTTTGTTTCAGCAGATTGTCCAAGATGATTATGATCTATGATGTATGTATTTTCTTTTAAATATATATTAGCATTATTGATATTAATATTTGGACCGATTATATTTTCACATTTATTAATAAATGCGGTTATGAGTGTATCATATGTATTATCGTAATATTTCTTGTAGTTTAATTTCATTTTATCAACAAATTTAACTTCCTTTGTAATTTTTCTATTACTCTTTTCATTTCTCATTTTTTCTAATCTAATAAATTTATGCAATGAGTCATTTCTTCTCTTTCTTAATAATTCTACTAACTTTTCATATTCTTTATCAGTAAATTTATTTAATTCTTCATCCTTTAATACAAGAGTTCTCTTAGAACCATCTTCATTAAATTTTGTTAATATATGTTTCTTTTGTAAATTTTCATACATTTTTTTAAATTCTTTTAATTCATCAGTAGTCATCATTGGTAATGTATTTGGTTCTTTATACGATTGTAAATATGTTAATAATACATAATTTGGATGCTTCATAATAACAGATTGAATAATTCCATCTAATAAATGAGTTGCGTGTTGTGTTCCAGCGCGTATTCTAATCTTATTATTTGTTATATCAATTCTATCAGACATCATTAATTCGATCTTATCTAAAATTTCTTTTGAATCTTTATCATTTAATTGAGTATTTAATTTTATAAAGAAACGTGTTGAAATAGTATCAAATAAATAATTGTTTTTATTGTTTGTATATGTTTCTGTAATTGTATTCAATAAATGGATAACAGTATTTATTATAATATCTAATCCAATTCTTGGAAATCCTTTATCCTCTTTTGTTTGTACATCAAAATACCATATATTAAATTTAATCATCATACCTGCAATATAATAAATTAAATAACATAACATCTTATATTTTTTAATATCATCAATATCATTTGAATCATTAATACGTATTTTTAAGTTATTAAATAACGAAAATCCATATTTATTAAACAATACGTAGTTGTAGTTTTTATCAAAATTTAAGAAGAATATTTGGTTGTTTGTAATGTCTAATATCATTAGTAAGATAATGTAGGATAATATGTTATTATATTTGTATTTTTTGAATTTATCTGTTTCTTGACTTGTATAAACAAAAATTTCATTATCTAATTTGAATAAAAAGTAATTTGTAAATTGTTTATTGATACCATATAATGATTCAGCATTTTGTAAACGTTGTTTTCTAACAAGAGGATCATTAGTTCTCAATAATTCATTTGTTGTTTCAATTAAATCAATTGTAACTTTTGTTACTTCTTGTCTTTTAATTCTTACAACTGGGATATTTCCTACATATGTATTCATGTTCATTACATATGCAACTCTTTCAATAATTTTATCTATCTGTTTAATTGATTTATTAAATTTCTCATATTTAGATAATTCTTCTAATGGTTGCATAAAAGATAAATTTAATGTTATTGCACTACCTTGAAATGTATCTGTAACGAATTTTTTAATATCCAATAATTGAGAACAACTTTTACATAAAAATTCACCTTCAACATTTACCTGTCTATATTTTTTAATAAATTCATATAATGCTTGACTAAATGCACTTGGATCTTTATTTCTATACATCATAATTTTATTAAATGTTATAGTGTGTTGACATGTTGCATTTTGTAATAATTCATCCTCAAGTGATGTTTTTTCTTCTTCACTAACTTCAACTAAAATATCTTTTTCTTTAGATTTTACAATTGTTGGTATTTTAATTAATGGGGAATTAACTCCTGGAATAAAATCTTCATTTTTATCATATTCTTCTTTAACTTGAGGTAATTTAATATAATATAATAATTTTTGAATCTTTGCATAATATTCTTCACGAACATTCAAGTATAAGAATTTTTCTTGTATTGATTGAATAATTTTTTTTAAATAAAATACATTTTCATTACTTTCATTTATGATATTTGTTAAGAGCTCATATGTCATTATAGAAACTTTATTATATATATTATCTAATAGTGTTTTAAGATATGATTCATAATTAGTTTGATTTACATTACTGTATTTGTCTGATATTAATTTATCTTTTTCCATATCAAAAATCCAATATATTAATTCATCTTTATTTAATGTATCAAGAATACTATCTCTTAATAAATCAATTGTCCCCTCAAATCCATTTTCATAATATTCACGAACATTTGTTAAATTCTTTAAACTTAAACATCTTATTTTTTCATCATTATTAAATAATGATACTGGTAATGCAACTCCTACAACATTTACAATCATTCCTTTACATAATGATCTAAATTCAAGTGGACGATTAATTGAACCAAGTATATTTTTATTATCTAAAAATTCAATATTGGAATATCTTAATGCGTCTACATTTTGTGCTGCTTTTAATTGAAATCCGATACTTTTGAAGTTTTTAAAATTTTCATATGGATAACTTCTATATTCTCTTAGATCACTAAATAACTCATTATTTTCAATATTTATTTTTCCAATATTAATGAATTTATTTATAATTGATATTTCTTCAGTATCATTATACAAAACAACTTTACGATTCATCATTGGTTGATAAAATAATTTTTCAATATCCTTAGAATCTTTAACTGTTTTTGGCGAATAATAATCTGTTAATGTATTTATTTTATTTATAATATATTTTAATTTTGTTTCATCTTTTTTAGATGAAGCTTTAAAATTTTGTGGTTCGTCTACTTCTGTTTTTTCATATTTTTCACTATCTTTGTGATATCTTAAAAATTCATCTGTAATTGGTACAAGTATTTGCTTGTTTAATAATTCATTTATTTTTTTATCAGATCCAATATAATATAAATCAAGATTATCATAATCTAATAATAAATTATATAATCCCTTTGTAACACCTCCAGAATCATCTTTAATATTTACTAAACTTTCAATTGTAGAATAATCAATAAATTCAAATTTTGAATCTACAATTGTAATATATTTGTATTCAGACTTTTTAATATTGTTCTTTTCAAATATCTTTAATATATCATTTTTATCATTTTTTAAATAAATCTGTTTAAATATAATTAACAAAATAGCATTATGACTTCTATCTTTATTAGAATTGCTAAAATTTTGTGTTAATGATTCTCCATCAATACTATTTTTAAATTCAACAACTGCTTTTAATTCATCACTTGTATCAGATGTGATATTTTTATCAATAACTAATAATAAATTATTGTAAAATTTAAATGAATCAATTATATTTGCATTAATTTCAGATGTTAATTCTTTAACAGTTGTTGACATTTTAATTATATTTTTAACAAATACATCTTCTACATTTTCAACATTCTTTAATTTAGATAATTCAATACCAAAGAATAATAAACAATATATTATAATATATTTATCGATTATATTAGATATTTGTTGTATTTGAGTTTTATCTTTTAATACATCTTTCAATTCATTTTTTGACTTATTATTTTTTATATATTTATGAATTATTTTTTCATATTCTGGTTCTTTACCAAATGAATCTAACTTTTTAAATTTTTCATCTTTTATATCATTATATATTTCATTTATACTATTGTAAATCAATAGATCTATTTTATTTATATAACTCATATAGTAATTTATAATATAATTATTATAAAAAAATCGAGGGAAAATCAAAGAAAAAATTGATATTCAATTAATCTATTTAAAGATGTAATAATATAGATATATTATGGCACTTCAAATTTCGAAACATTTAGAACAGGTTGTAAAGACATATAATGGAGATTTTAATACAATCAAGAAAGTAATCTATGATTATAATCTTAAGAATTCTAATAAAATTTCTTTCAAATTAAAAGACAAGACCATGTTAGTATATAATGACTTTGTAAAGAATCCAACAAAGGATGATCTTTTTAATAATTCAAGATCAATCGTTTTAAATTTAACAGATGAATCATATAAAATTGTTGCATATACTCATCCAATCATTGACTATAATAATTCTTCTAAGATGGAAGAATTAACTGATAAACAATTTGTTGAATGTTATGAGGGAACCCTTCTTTCAGTATATTTTTCAAATGACAAGTGGAATTATTCTACGAGAAAGTGTGTTGATTCAAAAGATTCTTATTGGTCATACAATGGCAAAGTAAGTGAAAAGTCTCACTATGACATGTTTTTAGAAACTGTTGGAGATGTAAGTGTATTTGAATCCAAATTACAAAAAGATAAGTCATACTATTTTGTATTGGTTCATCATGAAAATAAGATTTTCGTTGATTATACTGAGAAGTTTGGAAGTGAATATAAAAAACTATTTCTATTATTTGTGAGAGATGCTGATTTAAATCTTGTTGATTCAATGATTGATGAATATAATGGAAATAAAGATGTATATACATTTGAGCAAGTAAAAGAAAATATTGCAAACAGTCACATGATGGGATATTTATATAATGACAATGGACAATTCTATGTCTACCATACTGATTTCTATACTGGTCTTGAAAAGGCAGCACCATATGCTTCATCATATGAATGTATGTTAGTTGAATTATATAAGAGAAATAATTTGGATGAACATTTCAAGCAATTCCCTGAGAATCTCAAGTATAGAACTTCTGTATTTGACACGAAGGGAATGATGTATGGGGTATTTACATATTTATCAATGAGTCTATTAAATTTGTATTATTATTTTACAATGTTTGATGGACAAAAATTAACTCAAAGAAATGTAGATGATTTTAAGGTATTATTTGATGATAAAAACCACACATTACATAGCATGCTTTTCAAGATGAAGGGTCTTGTCTTGAGTAAAAAGAAGAAGTTAGAATTGGATGATGTTAAGAAACTATTAAAATATTATATCAATAGTAATGATATAATAAGATGTTTAAAGGAATATGAAATGATGAAAGCGTCTAATGCTCCATTATTTAAGAAGATGAATCCCAAGTATAATGATAATGCGATTTTGAAGGAGTTTGTGAGTAATTTATAAAAATTTAAATATTAAGATTTAAATATTAAAAATTTTCGACATAATATAACATATTATTTCGAACGTGTTCTCTATACATTTGTGGAGTATGTTGTATAGATGGATAACATTCTTCTAATAAATAAATATCAAAATAAGAAACATATGAAAATAATCTTCTAAAAATCCAATATAACATTGTTTCTGGAACTGAATTATCTTGATAATTTCTCCAGATAGCATTATTGTCGTAAAAATTAATTAATATTGGTTGAACTGGAAGAAGAGGAACAAATGCCCCAGTTCTAAAAATACCTAATTTATTATTTGTTAAAACACGATTTGGTATATCTGATATATCTTCTGGTGCAATTGCTAATCTTTTATTTGGATCTTGCAAAAATTCAAATATTTCTTTTGCTTGTCCTGCTTTAAAATTAGATACAGATACACCACCAAATTTTTCTATAAAATATTTAACAAATATATTTGAATTTAATACTTCACGATATACAAAACTTGTTGGACCATTGATATAATTCATAATATATGCATCCGCATATGATCTATGTTGAAAGACTATTATTTGTGGATTTACAAGTTGTTTTCTATAATCTAGTGTTTGGTTTAATTTTAAACCTAACATTAATAAAAGTATACAATTAATTTCTGTACTATATTGTTGTATAAACCACTTTGGTACACATAATGATAATAAGTGGATTGAGGCAAAAATAGTAAGTCTAAAAGGAAATAGAATAGACAGTAATATGATATCCATATATTATATAGGTAAAAAAAATTGATATTTGAACTTATTGCGTTTTTAATATAATTAATAGCATATAAGATGGCTCTCGTTGAATCTACTAACTTTCAAATGGCACAACCTTCGGAGGCGGAACTCGAAAGAGAATTTATTGAATCATTAATTAATCATGAAGAAAGTGAAGCTGAAGCATTCGAAACTAATTCGGATACGTCAGATGAGGAAGATATTATCGATGCTCTCGAAGAGGAGCACCAAAAAGAAGAGAACTCTAAAATGGATTCAGAATTAAAGGAACTTGCTCAAGTAATTAAGGAAGCAGTCCTAGAATCTGAATATGAATCAGAACTAGAATCTGAAGAGGAATCTGAAAATGAATCAGATATGCTCGATTCGGGATCTGAATCTGAATAAAATATTAATTTATAAATATATTTAATATCTATAAATTATGTGGATGTTTAATATAAAAGTCTGTTTTCAACCATGAATTACCAGTTATGTTATTATTTGGCAATGTATAAGGAATTAAATTAGTTTTTTGAACTACATATGGAAATCCAATTTGATCTTGGGTAGTATATTTTAATGTTTGTAAATACCACATATTTAAAAAATTAGTAACTTCTACATCTTTATTCAAAAATGCAACAAAACATGTTAACCATATACCGAAGTTAGGACTATTATGTTTAGGTACAATACTCCTAAAATAATTTTCATCATATCCATCATCTACATAATCAGAATATTGATTTAGTACATCTTGATAAGGTTGGGGTTGATTATTCCAGAATGTTGACGTGTATCTAAAGAACTGTGATGCATTGACTTCATTTAATAAAATACCATGTCTATGCTGAGAAATATATTCATGATTATGTTCCCATCCAATTATTTTATGTTTGTAAATATTATCTAATATCCATTTTGATGTATTTTCATTAGTAATTTCAATAGTTCCATCCAACCAAATTATAACATCATATTCTTTTAATCTTGGAATATTTTGAAATGCTTGTTTGTAATATTTACAAATATTAAAAATATGAATATTATTTTCAAATGAATTAATAAATGATTTATTATCTAATTGAGATTTATTATTAAAATGATATGGAATAGTATCAATGATCCATCCATTATTTGTAATATTAGAATTATCCGTAAAACAAACAAAATCTGTTGGAACTAATTGTTCTTTAAATTTTTTACATGATAATTCATAATTCCCATAGATTGCTGTAATAAAACAAACTTTTGACATGTTATATATTAATTTTTAATATTTATAATGAAATAAAATTGAAAAAAAAATAAATACAATTATAAATGAATAATAGTATTAATCCAACTGAAATGGATACTAAACCCGAACGTCTTTCAATTCGAATACCTATATGTAATTGTGAATATGATTGTATTTGTAAACAATATATTAAATGTCCCAATAACTGTTTTTGTGGAAATAAAAAAATGTTAAGACAGATTAAATCAAAATATGGCGCATTAACACCAGATTATATAATTCATAAAAGATTATCATTTGAATTAAGAAAACGAAATATTAGTTTTGGAAATATTGAAATAATCTTAATAAAAAAATTAATATATATGTCACCACGTTTAAAAGCATCTGAAATAAAATTCTTTTCTCCTCAATGTAATAAAAAAAATGATGTTAAAACACCTAATAGTGTATAGTTTTTATAGTTTCTCTAATTGTTTATTTATATGACTAAAAATATCTCTAATTTCATTAAATGTTTTCTTTAAAACATCTATTATATTTTTTCCATCTGTTCTATATCTAATTATAATTTCATTTAGATATAAAAAGGGAATATGATATCCTGCAAACTCAATATTCTTTTGATCTTGTAAATAATATGATATCAAATTACCAAATGTAGCATTTTCGTCTTGAATTTTTAATAAACCTTTATTTAAAACATCATCATTCTCTTCCTTTTCAAGATTCGAAATAATAAGTTTTTCTAATTTATGACTCTTTGTTATTAAAATTTTACATCCACGTTTTAATAATTCAATTTCATCTAACTGACGATTACTATTTATGACAAGTTCAAAATTCTTAGGATCTGTATCATCTTGATAATGATATGCCATACCTGAATAATAAATACCATCATTTTTCCCAATATTTAATGTTGCTATACATGTTCCTTTTAATTCTTGACCTTTCTTTAATTTAACTAAAAGAAGTGACTTTTTATATGGTGAATTAATTTGTTTTCCTTTGTAATAAAATATAACATCATCGGTTGTCACATTCATAACAGTATCTTTATTATTTTTAATATTAATATACATTGTTAATCCATTTATTTTATCAACAATTCCTTCTTTTTTAACTTCTAATTCATCATATGAATCAACTGTTGAATCAGGATTTTCAATATTAAAAATTGGAATATTTCTAAAACGGTCTTTTAACATATCATTGTTAAATATAGATGTGTTTGTATCAATTGTTATGTTATTTTCATGAAATGCATATATTGGCACTGATGACATAACTAAACGTCTTAATGTATTAACTAAAACATAATTATTGTCTTTTCCGGATATTTGAAGACTTAACTCATTATCGTGAAAGTTATTAGTCGACTTTTGATATTTATTTATTTTTAGTTTGATATCCATTTTATATATTTATTATTGATATTTATTTAAATGAATTATAAAATCAATTTTTATTTGGATTTTTATTTATAAAATCTAATTAAAAAAATTAGTGTGAGCAGAGTAGTTATAACTTATATTTCAAAGTTCTAACCCCAGTTACAATATTACCACCTTTCATTTTTGACATTTTAGTCTTCTTTCCTTTTTTCTTTTTATAATTTGTTTCTTCTGCTTCTACAATTTTTGTATCTTCTTCATCATCACTTATAGGAGTTGGTTTTTGTTCTTTTTCTGCATTAACTTCCATTTCAGCATATTTTTTCATCATTTCATCATATTTATCTCCATAAACACGTTTCATAATCATTGTTATACATAATAAAAATATATCATCATATACATCATCGTGAAATTCTAAATCTTTCATATTTTTAAACTTATTAATAAAACTTTTATCTAAATATTCTTGATATATTTTAAATTCATCATCATCGTTTATTAATGATCTATTTCCACTAATGGCAATATGATATGATGTTTTAAATTTTAATTGAGATGTTGGAAAACTTAAACCATATACAATAATTCCTTTTGGAGTTTTTTCTTTTAATAATTTTTCAATTTCTTGATTTAAGTCATCAAATTCTGGATATTTAAATTCTATTAAAGTAAAATTAAATTCTTTCGCGAGTTTCTTAGCATATTCACTGAGATGTAATTTTTCAAAACCACTTAATAATATTATACATTGTTTATAAACTTCTAAATATTTTTCAATGACGTTCATTATAATATTTAAATATATAAATTTTATTATGGAAAGAAAAAATTTACTTTTTGTTAAACAAAATTGTCAGCTATCAAATAAATTAAAATCAATGGTTGATGATAACTATAAAATTGTAGATGTTGAAACAATTAAATTACCTGAAGATTTAAAAAAATATGATATACCATTTTTGATTGTTAAAAATGTTGTTAAACCAATTGAATGTGAAAATGCTATAGCATATTTAGAAAATATTAAGTTTTATAATCAACAAACAAATAATATTACAAAAAAAATAGTTCAAATGAAACAGATTGTAAATGAATTAGATCAAAAAGGAATGAATTCTGAATTTAATAAAATAACTGATGAATATACATTTATAGAAGAAGGAAAAAATGTAGATAAAGCCCAAACAAGTGTTAATAATATTGATGATTCACAAAAAATCGATATTAAAACAGACTACAATAATGAACAAAAATTAAAAGAATCAGATACAAATCAAGAAATGAAAGATATGGTATTAGAGAGAAATAGACAAATGCAATTATTACTAAGAAGTAGAGGTAGAGGTAGATAAACTATGTAAATCATTTAATGCAGTAATTTCAAAATTTTTTGTTGCCATATCACGGGTAGAATGTCCTCCAATAGGTAATATTCTTAAATCAGTTTTTGGTAATACTTTTTTAATTTGATATGCAGAATCTACTGGACAAACTACATCAAAACGTGTTTGTGTTATAATCATAGGTATATCTTTTATTCTATTAATATTATCTAAAATATAATTATCAGTAGTTAAAAATGCTTTATGTAAAGAATAATAACATTCAAATATTGCACAGGGTAATATATTTTCTAAATTATAAGGTTTTAATTCAGCATCATATTGTGTCGGATCAAATGGTGACATAATTCTTAATTCTAATTTTGCCCAATGATAACATGCTTCCATTTGTATTTTTTTATCTGGAGATGTTAATCTAGCAAAATAACTCTTTACTGTATCTTTTTTTTCATTTTCTGATAAAATAGATTCAAAATCATCAAACTCTTCTGGATGAATATTTGAAACTCCTCCACGTCTATATAACCAATCAACATCACGTTGTCTAAATAAACAAACACCACTAATATTAATTCCTAATACTCTAAAAGGATATTTAATTGCATATAATAAAGCAAGTGTTGATCCCCATGAACCACCAACAACAAACCATCTTTCAATTCCCAAATGTTCTCTTATTTTTTCAATATCATCTATTAAATATTCAGTTCTATTATTTTCAAGAGCCGCATATGGTGTTGAATTACCACATCCTCTTTGATCAAATGCAATTATACGATATATAGACTTATCAAATAATGAACTATAGTTCTTGCTTATACCACCTCCAGGACCTCCATGTAAGAATACAATTGGCTTTCCATTTGGATTTCCATTTTGTTCATAGTGTAGAGTATGAAGATGATCAACTTTTAATTTTCCAGTATTATATGGTGGTGTAACAGGATGTGACATATCTAAATCGTTCATAACTGGAACAATCTTATTAGAATTACCACCAAATAAATATTTAGTTTTATATTTCATATATTTTTGTTTATACATAACAAACTTATATAAAGTTATATATAAAAAAATATTTATAATTTATTTTATAATGGAAGATTTAGACATTTCAGAACTAGATAGTTTGGGTAAAATGGATGTTGCAATGATTTTTAATCAATATTTATATGCATTAATCACTAATTTAAATACAATGGTTAAAGATGAAGATATTTTATACTTTTCAAACGTATATAATGATGTAATTAAAGCAAATCAATCATTAATTATTGATCAATTCAATATTTATGTTTTAGAATTTTATGATAAAATAAAAAAGAAGGATATTGATTTCTTTTTAGATGAAAAATCTTTTAAAAAATATGATGATTCAAATTCTATTACAAAAATATTTAAATTTAAAAAATTATTTGAACAATTATCTAAAAAACAAAAAGATAAACTATTTGATAGCTTAGATATTCTATGTCAATTGGGATCAAAATATTTTGAAAAATGTTTATAGAAAGTTAATTTAAAAGCATAAATATATACTCTTAATATATGAGCACAAAACTTGAAGACATTGTTATTACAGATCAAACTATTGATATATTTAACAATCTAGTTAAATATTATAATAGTTGCAATGACACAAAATGTACTGTTGATGAATCAAAAAGAGATGATAGAATAAGACGTTTTTATGTAGAAATAAAAACAAATGAAAAATCAAATGGATATCTATTAAAGAGAAATAAGTTATTATTCTATAAGACAAATAAGGGAAGTGAAATTTTACCCAAGATTAATTTATATGCTGTTTTAAAGGCAGAAGAAAGAGAAGAAGTAGTTGAAAAGATTTGGGATAATGTTACTCTTTTATATTTATCAATTGAAGAAAATGCAAAGGAGCGAGATGAAGCACTATTTGGAAATCTTACCAAAACAATGGAAGGTGGAAGTTTAGGAAAATTAGTTGATAATTTACAAGAGGATATTAAAAAGATGGATGTTAATGGAATGTTTGAAAAACTAAAATCACAAGCAACACCTGAAGCAACATCAAAAGCAAATAATATGTTATCTGATATGATATCCCAATTAACAAACAATATTGGAGATATTAGTGGTTCAACAGATCCTGGACAAGCATTAATGGATAACTTACAATCACTTGCCAAGGATTATTCAAAGAGATTTGAATCAGGAGAATTTGATTTTGGTTCATTTTTAAGTGCTGTTCCTGGAATTTTAAGTAATCCAGAAGAAATTACAAAGAATATAGATACATCTAAATTTGACAATCTTAAATTACCAGATATGAAAGAATTATTAAGTAAATCAAACTTAAATATTGATGAAAGTATGTTATCAGGTATGGGAGGTGCTGGAGGAATAGGTGAATCATTAAAAGGTGTATTAAGTGGAATGGGAGAGGGAGGTAAAGAAGGATTAGGTGGTAAATTTGAAGAAATGATGTCATCAATAATTGAAAAACAAGGTGCTGAAATGTTAGATAAAGCGTCTAAAGACGTTGAAGATAAAAAGAATATGAAACCTTTAACAGATGAACAAATAAAAGAATTAGAAGAGTATTTAAAGAATCAAAAGTTGGGTGGAGAAGATGGAAATGGAATGGATTAAAATCCAAATAAATTTTATAATTTATTATATGAATGAAATATTTGATATAATAGATTTTACTAAAAAATACTATAATAATTTTATTTTTAATAATGATGATAGTATTGATGTAAAATTAAATAAGACAATTATGTTCTTAATATATACATTAATAATATTTATTATAATTGGTTCAAAATTTGGAATTGTTCCTTTATCATTAATTGGAGCAATAATATTTATAAAAACATTTTATAAAAAAGAATATTTTGAGGAGAAAAAGAAATGTAGAAAGCCTACAAATGACAATCCATTTATGAATCCATTATTTGAAGCAGATAAATTAGAAGCATGTGATGCTACAGAAAGAGAAGTATTAGATAAATATTATCATAATTTAAATAGAAATATCAATGATGTTTTTGAGAAAAAAACATCACAACAATATTATAAAACAAATAATGTTACAACTATACCAAATAAGTACGGCGATTTTTTAAAATATATTGGAATGACATATGATCAACCAGATAATAACTGTAAATACGATGGTGTAAATTGTCTTGCATATAATGATTTACGTATTCGTTAATTAAATATTATATGTTATGTGAACACCAGTTAAAATAATCCAAGTTAAATAAAAAAATGAAATAGCAATTAATATTTTATTACATTTACTATTTTCATATGGTAAACGTCTATTAAATATATTTGGTTCAACATTAATTTCTTCATACACTCTATAAGGTCCGTGACAAATTGGACATATATTATCTCTTTTCTCAAACCATTTATTTAAACATATTGTATGAATATATGGTGTACATTGACACATTCCGTTATATTTAAAGGGGGGATCATTATTTTGTAAATTTACAAGACAAATTATACATATTATTTCGTCTTCTTTTAACTCCATATATGTTAATATTATAAAAAAATATTAATATTTATACTTATATGAAAAAATATGATATTTTAGTTATTGGATGTGGATTATCTGGAATTGTAATTGCTGAAAGATTTGCAAATGATTTAGGTAAAAAAGTTTTAATTATTGATAAAAGAGATCATATTGGTGGAAATGTATATGATTACATTGATAAAGATACAAATATATTAATGAATAAGTATGGTGCACATTTATTTCATACAAATAATGAGAGAGTTTGGGAATATATAAATAGATTTAGTAAATGGATAAGACATGATCATAAAGTTTTTGGAAATGTTGATAATAAACTTATTAATATTCCTGTTAATATAACAACAGTTAATGAATTATGTAATGAAAATATAAGTTCAACTGAAGAAATGAATGAATGGTTAAAGAAGAATCAAATTCAATATGATAATATAGATAATTCTGAGAAAATGGGAAAATCAAGAGTTGGAGAAATATTATATGAAAAAATATTTAAAAATTATACATTTAAGCAATGGAATAAATATCCAGAAGAACTAGATCCATCTGTTCTTGCAAGAATACCAATTAGAAATAATTTTGATATTAGATATTTTGATGATAAATATCAAGTCTTACCTGAAAAAGGATATACAAAGTTCATCGAAAATATTCTTACACATGATAATATAGATGTTAAATTGAATACAAACTATTTTGAGTTTATCAAAGAACATCCAATATCTGAGTTTGAAACAGTTATTTACACTGGTCCAATAGATCAATATTATGAAAATAAAGGATTAGAAAAACTCGAATATAGAAGTATTGATTTTATAATTGAAAAACATAAAAATATGAATTATTATCAAACAAGTAGTATTGTAAATTATCCAGAATTAAATGTTCCTTATACACGTATTGTAGAATACAAACATTTTTTAAATCAACAATCAAAAGATACAGTAATTGTTAAAGAAATAACAAATGATATTGGTGAACCATATTATCCAGTTCCAAATAAGAAAAATTTAGATTTATATGAAAAATATAAATCTTTTACTTTACAAGAAAATAAAATACACTTTTTAGGAAGATTAGCAAATTATAAATATTTTAATATGGATTCAGCAATTTTAAATTCATTAGAATATTTTGATGAACATTTCACTAAAATTTAAAATTAAAACTAATGAAAGCAATAAATGAATCAACAAAATTATTTTTTATCTCATATATAAAACATGCTCTCATATCATCAATTTCATTTACAGATTTATAATTTCTTGATAATGCAAATCCTAATTTATCTAAGTCATAGTTATCAAAACATCTACTAGATATATTACAATATCTTTCTTTGTATCTTGGATCAGTTAAAAAAACTAATTCAGAATATTCTATTTTTTCCACTTTTAGATTTACACAGATACTACGGAAATATGGTATTAATGTATGTATAGTATCTAAGTTAAGTTTTTTTATTTTGAAACCATAAATAAAAATATGTAATAACACTTCAAATATATCTTCAATTGAATTATATTCTTCATATTGCATCTGGATTGAATTAGGGTCTTTTGGCTCACCCTCAAAAATTAATTTAGCTAATTCTATTAAATTATTATTCATTCTTATAATATAATTTAATATTTATATATACATTTTTTTTATATAAATAGTATATATGAACAAAAATTCAAATATAAATAAATCCGCCCAAGAATTATATCCCGAAAGAAGAAAAAAATTAAAATATATGCAACCATCTGTAAATTTTGATAATTTAAGAAAAGCTACTATAAATGAAATCAATGATAATGTTGTATCAACTGTTGGAATGTATCCTATGACTAAAAACAATCAAGATTTAAATATTGCATTAGAAACAGAGTTAAAATATTCATTAAATGAAAATAAAAAATTAACAGATGTTGCCTTAGACACTGGTAAATATGCACCAATTAATTTCAATAAATTAACCGATGGTGGACACACTTTATTAAGTGATAAGACAGACTATACAAAATTAACTGTAGTTCAAGACTTTGATAAATCAGTTAAAGATGCTGGTCAAGTATTTACTTTCAAGAGTGCAACAAGAAAAATGAATTTAGATTATTCAGAACATTTAATGCCTCCTCTTAAAACATATGGTCGTGGTGTAGGAGATATTAAAACATTAAATGATACATATTTAGGTGATGAAGCAAGAGTTAATAATTTTGATGTTAGAGGATATGAATATGTTCGTGAACAAGAATTACCAATTGATTATTATGTTGTAAACCGCGAAGTATGGCCAATGGCAAAAGCTGGTATTGATACAAGATATTTAAATTACAAGAATGCTAGAAGCAGAAATTTAGTTTAGTTTAAATTTTTATATAGATTTTTATATATATTTTATCTAATATATATATATAATAAATGTCAGGAATTTTTAATAAAACATTATATGATGATTGCGCTTTTAAACAAAGAACAATGACAAGTACTGAACCATTACACTATGAATTATTCAATGGTAAGTTTGAAAATGGATTAACATGCAAAAAGAACAGCGGAGCTTTTGTTGCAAATACATGGAAAACAATCGGACCCCGTACAGATGTTGAATCTGAATTACAATTCAGAACAATCCCTTTAACAAAATGCGCAACTGAAAAATATATAGCTTGCGGATTTACAGGAAATAATGGAAAGAAAAGTAACTCATACACTAAATGCTCAAATAATATTGTAGTCACTCCTTATTTATGCGATAGAGATATTGTTCCTACAAACATGAAAATGCCTAAAGGAAAAGGTTTTTAAAATAGTTTAAATTTAAATTAAATATAATATATTTCTAAATATATATTATATTAAATGTCAGGACACTTTTCTAAAAGAATATATGACGATAGCTATTTCCCCGAAATTGTTAGACAACAAACTACATCTGGTAACTATCGCGTATATAATGGATTCTCAGATAATGGTGCGAAATGCCACGCAACTCTTGGACCTCGTGCAAACAGACTCCAAAACACTGGAGAAATATCAACTGGAGGACTCACCAAACGTGCTGAAGTTGAATCATTATTAACAAATAGAGGTTGGGATAGCACAAAAACAACAGGACCAAATGTTTTAGCTGTTAAGAATGCTGCCTTAAAAGCTGCTCATGAAAGTTTCAAACAAGATAATCGTTTATGCGGAAAATTTATGGAAGATAACTATTCTAGATTAGATTTAGATACTAAAGACTATACATATGCTGATTACAATCGTTGGATCGATTTAATCATTGATCCTCGTGAATGGGTATATTATGGTAATAAAGTTAGAACAGATAAGGATCGTTTTGGTGTTCAAACAAGATATGAAACCAAGAAAATATTAGATAATTTTAACAAAAAACTTAGAGTAAACGCATAATAAATTTAGATTTTTTAAATATTTTATTATTATATAGTAATAATAACATAATGGAAGTATTAGCTATAGGAGGTCTTGCATATTTAGGCACAATGCTTAATCAACAAATATTAAATGAATACGATAAAAAAGGTAAAAAAGAACATTTCAATAGTAAACTATACCAAACAGATGAACAAGAAAGAATAAATAAAAAATATAATAAAAGAGTCAAGGAAATAAAAGATTTATCATTTATACCTGAAAAATCAAAAGTTATACCAAGTTTCTATAATCAAATACCAGCTGTTGGAGAAGAATATCGTGAAAAAAAAATACCCGTTCCTGGAAGATTAGAAACAGGAAAAATAGATGAAGAATTTAATATACTTAATGAACAATTTGAATTTGGAAAAGTTAATAAGAATAAAGATCCATCATCTTTTGGAAATGAATTAGAAATAGCAGAAAATTGGACTCCTTTTAAGGAAACAGGTGATATGACATATGGAATTTTTAAATCAGGAGAATTAAAACATAATAACATGCAACCTTTCCACAGAAAGAGAGATACTGGAGCAGAATCAGTTGTTCTTGATGGTAAAGAAAAATTTACCAATAAAATGGTTGATGATATTAATAGCTCAAATAATGCCACCAAAATGGAATTATTTACCGGATCATCAAAACACTACTACCCCAAAGAAGCACCCCCACCATTTTTTGAACCTATGAAAGACGTTCATTTTGTTGATGGTATTCCTTCTATCACAGAAAAAGTAGTCGATAGATATTTACCAGGTAATAAACGTCAAGGTGAAAAACCATTCCAAGATATTAAAGTTCAACCTGGTTTAGGATTAGGATATAATGAAGAAAGTAAAATTGGTTTCCATGATTCATACAGAGCACCAGAACCAACAATTGATTTCCAACGTGTAGGTAATAGAATTCAAAAATCAAATCCTGGTGTTGTCATACCTGGTATGAAAGGACAAAAACAACCTATCGATCCAAATGTTGCAAAGAGAAGACCAGAGAAAGCATTCGAAACAGATAATTATATTCATGGCGGTGGTAATGGTGGTGTTAGTAAACCAGCAGTTAATCCAGAACAAGTTGCAAAAGCACAAGCACGTCAATTTTCTATGGAACTTAAGAATGGCTTACAAAATACATCTGGTTCTGTTGTTGGACCTTTCAATCCTGATGGTATTAAGAGAGAACCCCACAAGTTACAATTCAATGGTTATGAACCATTACCTGCTCAACAACAATCAGTCAACAATAGTAACTTACCATCATTCTATTTACTTGATAACCAAAGAACTGAAACTGCTGATAATTGGTATGATGGTGTTCCATCTAACAGAGAAACACAAAAAGTTGGTGTATTCAACACACAACCAACTAAAACAACATTACGTCAAACAACTTCTGAACCAGCCAATGATGGTATGGCATATGGTGATGTCAAGAAAGGAAACCAATTTAACACTCAACCATCAAAAACAACATTACGTCAAACAACTGCTGAAACATTTAATGATGGTGTTGTATATGGTTCAGTTAATAAAAGTATTCAATTTAATACTCAACCAACTAATTCAACAATACGTCAAACAACTGCTGAACCAGCAAATGATGGTGTTGTATATGGATCTGTTAATAAAGGAAATCAATTCAACACCCAAGCAACTAATTCAACTCTTAGACAAACAACAGCAGATACACCAAATGATGGAGTAGCATATGGTTCTGTTAATAAAGGAAATCAATTTAATACTCAACCAACTAATTCTACATTCAGACAAACAACTGCTGAAACTGTAAACGATGGTGTAGCATATGGTACAGTTAATAAAGGAAACCAATTTAATACTCAACCAGCAAATTCAACTTTCAGACAAACAACCGGTGACACACCTCAAGATAATCCAGCATTTGGATCTGTCGCAAAAGTCCCACAATTTAATACTCAACCAGCAAACTCCACTTTAAGACAAGTAACTAACTACGATGAATATAAAGGACCTTCACATGTACTTGTTGAAGAACACAGATCACGTTCTGATGCCAATGCAATGACATCTCATGGTAGCAGAGAAGATACAACTGTTAGCAGAACAATGACATATTCAGGATGGAATGAAGGTATAAGCACAATGACTCACGGAACACAAAATTCTAAACAAAAGGATATCAACAATAGCTGGACAAGAGTAAATCCTCCTTCAGCAGGTAACACAAGTAATACTTTACAAGATATGGGATTTGATTTAGATAATAGATTGGTCTATAAACTAAACAAACTCAAAGAATTCCCATCGATGGGTGATAGAATTGAAAAAAGTGTTGCTGAAATGTTACAAAATAACGAATTAATTAATAATGCTTACCAAAAATATCAAGGAAAATAAATTAAATGTTCATATATAATCTGATGTCTTTTCTCTTCACAATTGTACTATTCTCTTCTAATACATTATTTATAAAATCATATGCTGATTTTATATGATTTCCATTACGTGCACCTGTTATAATTATACTACCACTTTCAAACACAAAGATTGATATCGGCTTATCCTCCGGATTTTCTGTTGCTGCAAATTTAATATTTACACATCTGTGAGATAATGGCTCAAATCTCGCCTTAATTCCCTTCTTAGTAATGACTGGATACAAGTTTTCTATGTTTATTTTATATATCACATTAAAATTACTATTGATCATGTTAATCTTGAAATCACGTATGTTAAAATTATAACTATCCACCAATTTAATCTCTTCGTTCAAACTTTCCACAAAATATCTCTTCTTTAATATCTTAATTATATGATTAATACCTAGATTTATCTGTTCTATCGATTTTGCCCCAGCTATTTGAATAGATCCATTCAAGAATATCTTTACACTTATACATTTATCCTCAGCAATCTTTAATTTCATCGTAAGCTGATTATTAAACGTCTTTTCAGATATTTTCATATTTATTTCTTCTGTTTGCTTTACCTGATTCTTATATTTCATTCCTAGTAATACATCATTCAACTTGACCAATTTGAAGACGTATTTTAAATTTACTATTACCCCTAATTCGAATGTTACTCCTGTTGTGGAAACATTCACGGTTTTAGGTATTTGATTGAACCCGAAAGAATCGTTTGTTATATAAATGGTCATATATTTTATTAATAATTTATCTTTATATTAATTTAAAGAATTTAAATAATCAATTTTTATTTATAAAATATAATATATTAATGGGTCAATATTATTATCCAATCATTCTAGATGAAAATGGAAAGATCATTGTATGGATGTATGCACATGAATATGGTAATGGTCTAAAATTAACTGAACATTCATTTATTGAAAATAATTTTGTATCTACATTTGAATTTGGATTGAGTACTGAAGGAATATATCATAAATCACGTGTTGTTTGGGCAGGAGATTATGCAGATAATGAATTAAATCAAGATAAAAATTTACATCATATATGTAATGAATATAGTCGTATTCATCCTAAAGTAAAAGAAACAAATAATTATAAATTTATTGTAAATCATACTAAGAAACAATTTGTAAATAAATCAAAAGTACCTGAAAAAGATGGTTATAGACTTCATCCCTTACCTATTTTAACTGCTGAAGGAAATGGTCGTGGTGGTGGAGATTATCACTCAGATAGTCCATTAATTGGTTCATGGGCACGTGATATAATTTCTGTAGAAGAAAATGAACCTATTGATTTCGAAGAGATTATATTTAATCTTGTAGAATAAAAAATTGAATAAAAAATAGACTTATTTTATATTCAATAAGATTATAAAATGCCATTCAATCCCGATATATTGTTTCTAAAGAATTCATCATGTTGTTTTTTATATGCTGATATGTATGAATGTGTTCAACATGCGCTGGATGGTGTTAATGAACATGGTGATGAAGCACTAGAATTTATTGCTAAAGGTTTACTATTTGATGATTTAAGAAAAAATGGTGATGAAGTAACTAGCCCAATTTCAAAAAGTATCTTTAAACATATGGCAAAAGATGAAGGTCATTCAGGCGGATCCTATTCAACTGTTATAGTAATATTAAAAGAACTCGTTTGTAACTATGATAAATTTAGATTAGAAATAGAAAGTATCAAAAAAAATTCTGGTATTAAAGATAAGATTATTATTGATTTATAAAAATTGAAAATAATTCTATATATGTATCTTAAATAAGTAATTAAATTCTAGAATGACCACCATCTCAGTGAAGTTGCTTCCGAGCGGCGAGACGACCGTCACGATCACCTTGTCGGACAAGTCCTCCAAGATCATCACCGAGCCAGACATCGAGATCAACATCGTGATTGCCGGACGCGACCCACTCAAGATGAACGTGAAGAAGTCGGACACCATCGAGAGCCTCAAGATGCAGATCTACGAAGAGAGGAGCTATCCGCCGGATCAGCAGCGCCTCATCTTCGCGGGCAGGCAGCTCGAGGACGGACGCACTCTTTCGGACTACAACATCCAGAAGGACAGCACGCTGCACCTCGTGCTGCGCCTGCGCGCCGGCATGTTTCACCAAAGCTCTGGAGGTAATGGCCTCTACGCCTAAGAGAAATAGTATTTATAAAATAAAATCTTTTATTTTATAAAAAATTGAAAATATATTTATTTTATATTTATAGTATAAGATATAATGTTCTATGAAATGCTTACATCTCTCGGAATAATATTCGGTATATCCGGAACAGTATTTTTAATTGTAGAATGCTGTTTAAAACCAATTAGAACCGATGCCTACCATCCAGGTAATCAGTATATTGAAAAACTAGAAGAAAATATAATTGCAAGAAGTAGACGTAGACGGCATTCAATTGATGAATGAAATGAAATAATTTTTAATATTCTAAGGAGAATATTAAAAATTGAGATCTCGCAAAAGCTCACACTAATTTTTAATATTCTAAGGAGAATATTAAAAATTGAATTCCGAAGTTTAAAAGAATAATCATAATATATTTATATTATGGGCTATCTAAAACTAATTTTAGGACCAATGTTTTCAGGAAAGTCTACCCAGCTGCTAGAACTTATTAGGAAATACAAAATTATAGACTATCATACAATGCCAATTAAACATTCATCAGATATAAGATATTCAAACGATGATGTAATCATTTCCCACAATAAAGATTCAGAGCCATGTTTCAAAATAGATAAATTAATGAGCATATTTGATGATAGTATCAGAAAAGCAGTGTACCTACATTCTCAAGTTATTATAATAGAAGAGGCTCAATTTTTTGTAGATCTCTATGAGTTTATCATCAATGCATTAGATGACGGTAAAACAATTTTTGTAGTTGGATTAAATGGTGATTGTAATCAAAAGAACTTTGGTGATATTCACAAACTGTTACCATTATGTGATGATATTGAATTGTTAAAAGCATATTGTTTTGTTTGCAAAAATGGAACATCAGGAATTTTTAGTAAGCGAACAATAGAAAATAATGATCAAGTTTTAATCGGAGGTGAAGACAAATACATTCCAGTCTGTCGGAAACATATATGATATAAAAATATATTATAATATAAGATATATGAAAATAATTTCCTTTGATGTGGGAATAAAAAATCTTGCGTACTTAATTTGTGATGAGACAATGAAAATTATCCAATGGGATATAATTGATTTATTAAATGTTGACAATAAATGTTCTTTTTGTGATAAAAATGCGGATATGTTATTTTATAAATATAAATTATGCAAAGAACATAAAAATAAAGTAGATCAATTGAAGGAACCATTGGTGGAAACAGTTGCTAAAACAGACAAATGTTCAAATTGTACTAAGAATGCTAAATGTAAAATTGGATTAGATTTTTATTGTAATGTTCATCGTAAATCATTTGAAACAAAAAATTATAAAATAAAAGAAACAAATGTATCATGTGATAAAATTAGTACTGCTCAATTCAAGTACAATCTTGTTATGGCAATGGATAAGATGCCTGAATTATTAGATGTTGATACAGTTTTAATTGAAAATCAGCCTTCATTTAAAAATCCTAAGATGAAAGCAATTGCTGATACATTATTTGCGTATTATTTAGTAAGAGGAGTATTTGATAAGAAGAATTTTAAATTAGATGACATTCATTTAATTGCACCAAGTCAAAAATTAAAATTAGAAGCAGTTAAAGAGATGGAAAAAGAGAAGGGTGTTGTGGTGGAGGAGAAAAAAGAGGAGAAGAAAGAGGGGGAGAAAAAAGCAGTTGTTAAGATGACATATAAACAAGGAAAAGATTTTGCGGTTAAAAAGTGTATTTCATTAATTGATGAAAAATATAAAACATATTTAGCAACACACAAGAAGAAGGATGATTTATGTGACTGTTATTTACAAGCATATCATTATTTAACAAAAGTAAAAAAGATTATTATTTAAAAAGAGTAATTTGTTAAAAATACTATATAATTATAATTCTTATAATTATGTCGAATATAACAACATTAATATTTGATTTAGATGGTGTACTAATTGATTTATGTAATTTACATAGAGATATTTTTATAAAATCATTTAATCAATTATCAGATTTAGAAATAACTGCTGAATTTCACGAAACTCATTTAGAAGCATTAAGTACCAGATCAAAACTTAAAAAATTAAAAGAAATGTATCCTGAAAAAACTATTAATGAAAATGAAATCTTTAATTTAAAACAATCAATTACTGTTACTGAATTAGAAAAAATAGAAGTATCTGATAGAATAAGAAATGCTCTTTTATGGGCAAAAAATAATTATTTTACAATTGCTGTTTTAACTAATTCAATTCGTGCAACATTAGATATTGTTTTAGAAAAATTACAAATAAAAGATTTAGTAACCATTGCATGGAGTAATGAAGATGTATCAGATCCAAAACCATCTCCAAATGGATATATACAATTAATAAAAAAATTAAATGTAAAATTCAGAAATGTAATGATATTTGAAGATAGTGCTACTGGATTAGCAGCAGCACAAGGATCAGGAGCAAATGTTATTAAAGTAACAGATAGTTTAGATTTAACACCATCATTTTTATTATATTGTGCAAAAAACAATAAACGGCCAACTGCACCAAAATTAAGAATTGTTGTTCCAATGGCCGGATTAGGATCGAGATTTCAAAAAGATGGATATATTATTCAAAAACCTTTCTTACCAATGTTAAATGGTAATCAAATGTGGGAAGAAGTTGTTGAAAATTTAATGCCTAAGAATCCCGAATTAAGAGCAAATACTGAAGTACATTTAATTGTAAGAAAAGAACAATTACCATTCTTTAAAACAAAACCAAATTTATATGTCCATTATGTACCCACATTAACAGAAGGTGCCGCATGTACGGTATTAACATTAAAAAATATTATCAATGATGATGTTCCATTAATGATTGGAAATAGTGATCAATATCTTGAATGGGACTCAGACGAATTTTATTCAGCATCTTTCCATCCAGATTATGACGGAGGAATTTCAACATTTTATCATCCTTGTCCAGATGATCTAAAGTGGTCATATGCTGCTCTTGGAAAGAATGGTTTAATTGAAAGTGTAGCAGAAAAAAAATACATTGGTCCTAATGCGACTACAGGATTATATGCTTGGAAAAGAGGTTCTGATTATGTTAAGTATGCCGAAGAAATGATCTTATATAATGATAGAATAAATAATGAGTTTTATGTGTGCCCAGTTTATAATTATGCAATTCGTCACAATAAGAAATTTAGAATAATAAATTGTAATAAATTTTGGGGAATTGGTGTTCCAACAGATTATATGTATTTCCTTGATAATTTCAAAAATAATATTCTTGCTGATAAATATGAAAGTTTATGGTGTAAATGGGGTTCTAGATTACCAGAATATCAAAGTAATGTTAAAGAAGATAGATCTCAATGTGCTGCAATGTGGTGTAAAGGAGCATTTCACTTAAATCAAAAACTAAATGAATTAAAGAAAGCATTAGAACCATGGAAAGATAAATTTTTATGGTATGATGGTAATGAAAATGGAAATGCTGTTCTCCACAATACATTTTTTCAATTTATAAAATTTAATGTTGTTGATCATAATTCTATCATAAATAATATTCATTTATGGACAGAAACAGCAAAAAATAGTTTTAAAAAATTACCACCATATTATTTAAACATAAAAGGAGTTGCTCCTGTAAAAAATGGTATAGCATTATGTGGGTATCCCCCAACAAATTATAATAGTGTAAAAAATGATATTCGTAGAACTGCACAATGTATTGAACCACATGCTCAAGATATTCATCATATGACTCTTCTTAGATGGACACATCCAATTAGTGAAGATGAATATAAACAAGTATATAGTATATTAAATTTATTCAAAAACACATATATGGGAATATTACAACCAACAAAGTGGTATTCTGGATTTTCAACATGGAATATGAAAGAAGAAACATTAAAAATTGTTGAATCGTGGGATGCTACACCAGCACCATGGATTTTACATCGTGGTAACAACAACGGATTATCCCCAGAAACAGAAAATGATCCAAAAGTTCTTTTAGAAAGATTAAAAGAAGGATGGGATATTGAAATTGATTTATGGAAAATTAATGACGAATTATATTTAGGCCATGATGCTCCAACATATAAAATAAATGATGATATATTATTGAATGATAAAGTATGGATTCATTGTAAAAATTTAGAAGCATATTTATATTTACGTGATCATAAACAATCTGAACAATTTCATTATTTTAGTCACGATAAAGACATATTTGCTTTAACTTCTAAGGGATTAATTTGGACTAATATTGGAATAGATATCAAAACAACTGGATGTATCAAAGTTGTTAGTGGGAATGATTTTGAAAGAATCCCAGGTATCGGAGTTTGTACGGATTATTTACCTAATAAATGAAATCAATAAAAAAATTGAACCTTCAGCCTAATTTTTTATTGATTTCATAAATGAAATCAATAAAAAAATTGAAATTTAATATCATATAACATTATATGATATTAAGTTAATACTG